GATGCCATGCTTATAATTTGACACGGAATGTTACATTTGTGAAGTGAACGAGTTTCGGAGGTCTTTAGGGACTTCCGGAACTTTTTGTTTTCTGCGAAAAAATATTCAGTAAAATACTTGACACCCGAAATGTAAGTGTTACGCTACGCTCACGATAAAACAACGAAAACAAATTCCACAAGGAGGTAGCGATATGAATGAAAAGAAAATGGTAGAGACAATCGAAAAGAAGTTAGAGGTTAAGGTAGTAAAAATCCTGGCAGTATCCCAGGAATGTAAGGAAGTAGTAGTTGATGTTTGCATCGGCGGCAGAAACTGCATGAAGGTTCAGATGAAAGAGATGAAGAACCAGTACGGACCATATTACAAGCTGGTATCCTCTGAAAGTTATGAGATGGCAGTAGAGGAGAAGAAGGAAGCTCCAAAGAGAACAGCAAAGCCGAGAACCAAAACTGAGAGACTTTGCGGAGCAACCAGGAAGGCAATCATCGCCCTGGCGGAGAAGACAATCGGTAGTGTGGTAGACGGAACCGCAAGGATCAAAGAAATCGAAGGTGCCGCTCAGAACGATACGGTAATCAGATTCGTGCTTCTGATGAACAGCGATGACAGCAGATTCAAGGAAGACATTGAGATTAGAAAAATCAGAGAGAACTTGGCAGTATAAGAATACATAGAGATACCCGGTAGGCGAAAAAAGATTACCTGCCGGGTAATTTTTTGTCCCCGACATTTGTGTCGGGAGCATACATTACGATTTGAAAATGAAAGCGTGTGACAGTCCGTTTTTGAATGTGATACGCTGCACCTTGCCATCCTGGATGAAGATGCTGTCAATGATGCTGGTTACGAAAGAACGCAGAACCTCCGCATCAACAGATTGGGCCAGCCGCTTGTAATTGATGTAGTTTCGGTCCGTCAGCTTTTGGGCGATGATGAACTCGCTCGCCCTGGCAATGAACATCTCGTCAGAAACAGATTGCTGCCACTCGTCCGATTGCATGATGCCGATTTCCTCATTCAGTTCCTCCAGCTTGTCAGTGAGCTTGGTTCGTTCCAGGATGTATTCCTTCTCGGACATGGCATCTTCGGAATATAGATACAGACTGCGGAGCCTATCTAATGCACGTTCTGTCTTTTGCTTCTCTACACGCAGAGAGGCGATTTCGGAGCCGTTTTCCTGCTTTGGTTGAATGTTCGCACCCTTGCCGTAAACCGCTCCCTGGACCTTCCCCTTAGCCAGAACATCGTATAAATCAAGCAACCCGTCCTCCTGGATGCGGTCGATGTAATTGAAGGTGTTTCCGGTCAGAAGCCTTCCCTGCATCTCGTCAGCAGAAGCGATTTCCTGGAAGTCACGCTGGACGTTCAGCATATTGAGTATGTAGTTGAATACGAACTCGCCAACGATTGGATCAGAGGTGGATTTGCCGACACAAGAGGTTGAGCTTTTCCTCCTGGTAGGACAGCTGTATTTCGAGTATCGCCAGCCATCTGCACGGAGAGAAGCAGGGGCAGCACCCATCGGGCTTCCACAGCTACCGCAGAATATGAGTCCGGAGAAGATGTGGGTGTACTTCCCGGATTTGTAGTTGTTCTTCTTTTTGTTTATCCGGGAGTTAGAGTCCAGAATAGACACGATGCGTTGCTTCTGCTCCCGGCTTATGATTGCTGGATGATGATTTTCGACAGTTATCCATTCGGACTCGTCCTTGACCTTTTGCCTATTGCCTTCCTTCAGAACGTTGTAGCGATAATCGCCGCAGTACCAGACATTGCGGAGGATGATATGCAGAGAAACCGGACTCCATTCGTTGCCATGCCTGGTGCGGTATCCCTTTGCATTGAGAATCCGGGCTTCCCGGACAAGAGAACGCTCGTCTTCGTAGAGGTCATGGATCATGTGGACGATATTGCACTCCTCTGAGTTTATGGAGAATATCTGTTGTTCGGAATCCCAGTCATAGCCAAAAGGAACTCTGCCGCCGTTCCAAAGCCCGTTGTTCGCCCTGGAAATCATTGTGGCTGTGACACGTTCCGATGTCATGTTACGTTCCAGTTCAGCAAAGACCAGGATGATTTTGAGCATGGCTTCGCCCATAGCCGTACTTGTATCGAATTGTTCGTTTTTGCTGACGAAGACCACGCCCAGGTCCTTCAGCTCGTTATACATGGTCGCAAAGTCCAGTAGGTTCCTGGATATACGGTCGATTTTCCATACGAGCAGGTGAGTGAATCCGCCAGCCCGGATTTGAGACATCATCTCCTGGAACTTCGGACGGTCAGTATTTTTTCCGGAGTACCCTGCATCCTCGAAGATGACGCAATCGTCAGTGCCGAGCATGATTTTGGCGTATGCTAGCAAGTCCTGCTTCTGCATCGGCAGAGAGTCACGGTCAATCTGATGCAGGGTGGATACCCGGACATAGATTGCCACCCGGATATGCCCCGGGAGAGATAGTTTGTTGTATGCCATAGTTTTCCTCCAATAGAAAACCGCCCGATTTCTCAGGCGGTCATAATTTTCTGTATTGCATCGCCCATTCCATAGTAGTCGCACCACATCGGCTCCAGCCGCATGAGGTTAGGAAGTGTGATGGTTTTCTGAATAGGCATTTTTTCATTCAGTACCTTTGTGGGAAGAATGTAGAAGTCCCACAAGTCCAGGTCCAAAGGAGTTTCGTCCTTTGAAACAGCTTTAAAGACGCAGAACACAAATACATCGGAGTCACGATGGAGTGATGCGTCCGATTCTTTAAGTCCAGTCCCTTCCGGCATTATCGCCGGAGCAATCCCGAATGAAACGCAGTCCGGATGTTCTTCGTCCGATGATTCAGTATAGGCAGCCGCCTTTACCTCGATTCTGTATCCGTCTTTCGATATGAGGTCATAAGGTCTCTGAAGTGTTCTTGAAAGCCCATGGTTGATGTCTGGAACTTCCAGGGATGCAGCAACGATGAACTCCGCCAAAGCAGAGCGGCAGATGCCATCGTTTAGATCAGAATAAGACCACCGCCAAAAATCGTTTACGGTGAGGTTGATAGAGTTGTTGCCTACTGAGAATTGTTCGTTACCGATGTAAGTCATTAGTCAGTCCTCCGTAGATAGTCTGTTAGCCTAATAATCTTCGTTCTCCCTCAGAAGTTGGCTTCGGCATAGCTGAAACCATGCCCTCGATATAGCCAACTGCTTTCTGACGCAACTCCGGCGGAAGAAGGCGGAACTTCTTCAGCAACTCCTCTTCCTCAGAATTGGAAAATTCCAGTACGGAGGTAGGAGGCGCTGCATGGTCCTTGCCATACACCAGGTAGTCCAATGAGACATCGAAGTATTCTGCAAACTGCATGACTGCCTTTAGGGAAGGACTGCCTTTGCCTTTAGCCCAGTCAGAGAAGGTAGAAGTTGACATTCCCAGCTCTTTTGATAGTTGAGTAGGCTTGATTTCTGCCTTTTCCATGAGGTCGTAAACTCGTTTGAGTAAATCTGACAAAAAATCACCTCCGAAAAATAATTGGAAAATTCCAAATCAATTATTGACAAACTCGAAATTTCCAGTTACGATGTTCATGTAAATTACAAATCACTACAACCTAACGTAAGGCAAAAGATAAGGGAAAAGCCATACGAAAGGCATATTACATTTCCATTCTACCAAAGAATTACGGAAATGTAAATTACAAATCCGTACTGGAAGGAGGAAAGTCAGAATGGGAAAAGTGTTGTCGCCATGGTGTAAGCAGGCAAAGAAAGCGATGATCGACCTGGACATGACCGTGAAAGAGTTGGCTGAAAAAGTAGGGTTGTCCAGGGAGTACACTTCCGCCGTGGTAAATGGACGGATTTACGCAGAACCGGCGGTGAAAGCAATCAGTGATGTGCTCAACATCCCGGAAACTGCCTGCTCGTTAAATTGTAATTAGATTCTATCATGGAAGGTTGGTGACAAACATGGGTAAAGGCTCCATGAAAGAGAATGAAAATGTTTACTTTCGTGCGAGGAAAGAGGCTGCAAAATACAACGACAAGCTATTTAGCAGGGAAGGAGCATCAGAACTGCTCGGAATATCGGTATCCACTCTGGCTGATTATGAGCTGGGAAATACGAAGTTTGTTCCGGTAGATAAAGTGGTTTTGATGGCAGATTTATACAACGCTCCAGAATTGAAATACGGGTACTGCAAGTATGAATGTCCTATCGGGAAGATGATGCCGCTGGCAACAAAAGTCAATGGTATCGAGGGCATAGCACTTCGCATGATCCAGGAGTTCGACCCCGACAAGCTGAAGGTTATGAAGAACAGCCTGGTAAACATCGCTTCTGATGGAGTTATCAGCGATGACGAGAAACCGGAACTGGAAAGCATACTTCAGAAGCTGGATGAAATGGCAGTTGTAATCAGCGAGATGAAGCTGGTTGGTGAAAAAGCATTAAAAGGATAGGTGAAGGTTATGAATGCTGCCACAATGAAGGAGATTTTGAAAAGCGAATATGGAATAAGCAACGAAAAGGAGTTCAATGCGGCGATGTCTAAGATGGCTGGAATCAACCTTGGAATTTTCACAATGCCGCTGGCGGAAAGGAGTGTTGCGGCAGATGAACAGACGAAGAAAAAGATGGCTATTGCGTAATGCAAAGATGTTTGCTGTATGCGGAGCCATGGTTTACCTGGCAACCGGGCTGACGGAATTAAGGAGCAATGCCGGAGAGATGAAAACTCCACCGGAAGTAACAATAGCCCCAGCGGTTTCGGAAGTACCGATGATTGAATTGAATGAGGAGAAACCGAAAGAAACGCAGGAACAGTCACTGGTTGCTTCGAGAGACTGGGACGCAGAGGAATCCTATCTGCTGACGAAAATCGCCATGGCGGAAGCCGAGGGAGAGGATACCGAAGGTAAGGCACTTGTCATCATGGTGGTTCTAAACCGGGTTTGGAACAATGGATTCCCGGATTCGATAGAGGAAGTCATCCTCCAAGAACGAAATGGGACACATCAGTTTAGTGTAACCCAGGAAGGCGGACGCTGGTGGAAGGTTGAGCCGGACAGAGATTGCTACAAAGCATTGCAGCTTGTAACGGAAGGATGGGATGAAAGCCAGGGAGCCTTGTACTTCGAGAGCGAAGGTAAGTCTACATGGCACCAGGACAACCTGGAGTACCTTTTCAAGCATGGCAACCATTATTTCTACAAGGAAAAGGAGGAATAGGCGGTGAAGAAGATGGAGAAGTTCATCATCCGGAACTGGATATGGTTAGTAATCGGTATCGTGCTCACCAGGAAAGCGGTTGAGTTCGCCTATATCGAGAGAGGATATGTGGCATTTGGCGGCGAATGGCTTGTGCTTCCAGTAGTTTTGGGACTGGTTCATTTCGCCAGGGAGTTCAGAAGAAATCTACCTGGACTGATTGAGTTGTTTAAGGAGGAAGATTCCGATGACAGAAGAATTGAAGAACATAATCGCAGAATGGCGGAGCAAAGGCGTTCATATCGCAGACGAAGAAGCTGAGTACATTCTGTGGTACTGCAAACGCAAGATGGAAGTCGCAAAGGTATCGAATCAGGAGGAGTATCTGCCGCTTCTGTATGAGGACGAAGTGAAGAATTATCTGTATCGGCAGAGCGTAAACGCAACGGCGATACTGAGGAAGTTGAAGGAGGAAGGTGTATGTGCAGCGTGTGTATGAGTAACCCGTGCCACCCTCGATGCCCGAACGCACCGGAGCCAGAGCCGGTTTATACCTGCAATAAATGCGGATATGGGATTTTTGACGGGGACAAGTTCTTTGACGGTCCCGAAGGATATATCTGCGAGGAATGTCTTGATGACATGACAACAGATGAAATATTAGAAATGTTTGGAGAAAAGCTCCAGACAGCACAGAAGGAGGAATAATCATGGCAAATGAAAACACGCAGATGGCTGTTCAGCAGCCAGGCAAGGTGAATGTCGTAAAAGAAGTCAAAGGCATCCTTGCCAAAGAAAATGTAAAGCAGAGATTCCAGGATGTGCTGGGAAGAAAGGCACCTCAGTTTATGGCATCAATCGTTAATGTGGTAAGCGCCACACCTGCACTGAAGCAGTGTGAGCCAAACTCCATTATGGGAGCGGCGTTCGTAGCTGCTTCGTTCGACTTGCCGATTGACAGCAACCTTGGATTTGCTGCATTGGTTCCGTATGATAAGTCGTTCAAGGATGCAAACGGGCAGTGGCAGAAAATTAAGATGGCACAGTTCCAGATGATGTATAAAGGCTTCATCCAGCTGGCGATTCGTTCCGGGTACTACGAAAAGATGAATTACGCAGTTGTGTATGAGGATGAACTGGTTTCCTACAATCCGATCACCGGGGAGATTGAGTTTGTTTCAGACTTCTCGAATTGCACCCAGAGAAACGCAGGGGAGCAGGATAAGATTGTCGGATATTACGCCTGGTTCAAACTGAAGACTGGATTCAGCCAGGAGCTGTATATGACAACAGCGGATGTTGACAATCATGCGAGAAAGTATTCGCAGGCGTACAGATATGACATCGAGAAGAAAAAGAGTTCAAGTAAATGGACCACAGACTTTGAGGCTATGGCATTAAAGACGGTGATCAAGTTGCTCCTCAGTAAATGGGGCATTTTGTCGGTTGATATGCAGAGAGCTATCCAGGACGATCAGAAGGTGTATGACGAGGAAGGGAATGGAGCGTATCTGGATAACCAGCCGGACCAGGATACAGAGGAAGACCCGTTTGCTGTTGAAAGCCCTGCTGAGGAGCCGGAAGAAATTGATATTACAGAGTAGGTGGTGGTGACAGATGGTGTTGACGGCTGAGAATTATTATAGCCAGGAAGCGAACCGGGAGTATATGTCGGTTTCGCAGTACAAGGACTTTGCAGGAACATACGGGAAGATGCGGTGCGAGTTCTATGGAATGGAAAAGCTGGCTGGCAGATGGGAAGATGAAAAGACAACGGCGTTGCTTGTTGGAAGTTACGTTGATTCCTACTTTGAAGGTTCGCTGGAGCATTTCAAGAAGGAGAACCCGGATATTTTCCGCCAGGACGGAGAACTGAAATCCCCGTATGTGCAGGCAGAAGAAATTATCAAACGTATCGAGAGAGACGAATATTTCATGCGATGTATGTCCGGACAGAAGCAGGTGATTATGACTGGGGAACTGTTCGGGTGCAAATGGAAAATCAAGATGGATAGCTACCTGCCCGGCTCAGCAATAGTGGATTTGAAGATAGTAGAATCTCTTGTCAAGCCGAAGTGGGTGAGAGACACAGGGTATTTGGATTTTGTCCGATACTGGGGCTATGACATCCAGGGTGCGGTTTACCAAGAGATTGTCAGACAGAATACCGGAAAGAAGCTGCCGTTCTTCATAGCAGGAGCCACGAAAGAGAAACCAGAGCCGGATATCCGAGTGATAAAGGTGGAGCAGCATTACCTGGATGAAGCAATGCGCATGGTGCAGGCAAATATGCCGAGAATCCTCATAGTGAAGAATGGAGATGACACACCGGACAGATGCGAGCTGTGTGATTGTTGCAGACATAACCGGGTGCTGAAAGGATATATCTCGATTACGAATCTACTGGCTGACATTTGATGTACGCAATTTCAGAAGGAATGGTGGTGATAAAGATGGCATGGATAAGCGTACATGAGCAGGTAATCGGAGGGAAGCTGAGGAACTTGGCAAAAGAAATTGGCTGTTCGCAGAACGAAGCCCTTGGTATTCTGATACGACTGTGGCTGTGGGCTATCAACAATGCCGGAAAGGATGGTTGCATAGTCGGGGCAGATAAGGATGATGTGGCAGAAGTTCTCAATATGGGAATCGACAGAAGGTACAGTGCAGATGATGTAGTGGACGCACTGGTTGTTACCGGATGGGTTGACATGGAAAACGGGCTGTATATTCACGATTGGGAAGAATGGCAGGAGCAGTGGTACAAGGCAATCGAAGTGAGAGAGAAGGATGCTGCCAGAAAACGCAAAGAACGAAGTTTGAAGCGCATGATGAAGAATCAGTCAGAATCCGCCGTTGTAACGCCCCCTGCGGCTGCCAGGGAAGATATGGAGGAGGTTTTACCGAAACCGAAACTTAATATTCCCAATGATGAAGCACCAAAACAGCAACCAGCCGCCACCTATTCCAACGATTTTGAAGAAATGTGGAAGATTTATCCGAGAAAAGTCGGAAAAGGCGATGCTTACAAGAAGTATAAAGCAAGACTGAATGACGGATGGAGCCCGGTAGAACTCATGGAGGCGGTAAGGAATTATGCCAGCAAGGTAGCCAGGGAGAGGACTGAACAGCAGTATATCAAACACGCAAAGACGTTTTTCTCGGATAGTACGCCGTTCGTTGATTATCTTCCGAGCAATGAAGAACCAGTACCGCAGGCATCATCCGGGAATGACGATGATCCATACGCAGATTGGAGGTAAAAGATGGAGGCAAAAGAAGTTGTTGGTGAAGATGGTCTTCTGTACTGCACGGTCTGCGGAGATCGTGTAGAGAGAATCCTGGATATGCCGCTTATGGATGGAAAGGGCGGCACCAGGAAAATGAAGGTCCATTGCGTTTGCAGGTGTCAAAGGGAAGAAAAGGAAGCCCAGGAGCAGAGGATGCGGTACGAGGAGGAGCGGAGACAGATTGACGGTCTGAAGCAGTTGAGCCTTCTCGATGCTAAGTCCAGGGAAGTCTGCTTCCGGACATACGAAGTAAAGCCGGAGAATCAGAGGGTATTCGGCATCGCCCAAAAGTACGTTGAGAATTTTGACGAGATGTACGAGCAGAGCCAAGGAATGTTGTTCTGGGGAGATGTCGGAACCGGAAAAAGCTACACTGCCGCAGCCATAGCAAACGAACTGATGGAGCGGATGAACCCGGTGATTATGACATCGTTTGTGAAGCTGTTGCAAGATATGCAGGGGTTCGATACGGACAATGGAAGCTACATGAATCGCTTGAATCGGGCGAAGTTGCTTATCATAGATGACCTTGGAGCAGAGCGTGGTAGTGATTACACACTGGAAAAGGTGTATGACATCATCGACAGTAGATACCGAACCGGGAAGCCAGTTATCTTTACAACGAACTTGACGATGCAACAGATGAAGGAGTGTACCGACATTCGGTACAACCGCATCTATGACAGAATATTCGAGATGTGCTACCCGGTGAAATTTGAAGGGCTGTCCTGGAGAAAACGAGGAGCTGCCGAAAGGTATGCGAGCATTAAGAAGATATTGGAGGGTTGATATGGCAGAACCAATGGAACTGAAGATTTACAACAAAGATGACCGTTTGAAAGTTGCTCAGATTTTGATTGACAACGGATATACGGTCAGCCAGGGGAAGCGGCAGCATACTCCTACCGGGAAGACGCTTGACTACTTCCTCAAAGTGGTAGAGGACGGTGACAATGCAGACACCGCCAAGTAGGAGGCAATATGAAAAATGAAGTTAGATTTGTTGTCCTGGGAGAGCCGAAAGGCAAGGGAAGACCCAGGTTCAGCACTCAGACTGGCAGAGCCTTCACGCCGAAGCAGACCGTGAACTATGAAACGCTGGTACATACAGAGTATATGGTTCAGTGCGAAGGGTTCCGGTTTCCAGATGATGCCATGCTGGATTTGAGAATCCTGGCGTATTACAGCATCCCGAAAAGCGGAAGCAAGAAGCTGAAGGCACAGAAGCTGGCAAACATCATCCGCCCGACCAAGAAGCCGGATATGGACAATGTGGTGAAGATGGTAGCAGATGCACTCAACCAGGTGGCATACAAGGATGATACGCAGATTGTAGATTGCCAGGTTCGGAAGTTCTTCTCTGAGGAGCCGAGGGTAGAGGTAATCATCCGGCAGATAGGAGGCGAGGAACGATGAAGGTGCTGGTTGCAGTCCTGGTGGCAATCACCGGGCTGGGGATGATTTGCGAGAAAGACAAGAGCAGAGCAAAGAATCTCACGATAGGATTTGTGGCAAGCGTGATAGCTTTAGCAATTATGGTGACGAATTAGGAGGAAAAGAACATGGCAGATGAATTAAGTTTGGTGATTAAGAATCCGAACGAAGGAGAGTTCCTTAAACATATCGAATGGAACAAAGAGCAGTTCATGGAGCGTGTTGCTTCAGTGACAGAGCAGTACGAAGGGTTGACATATACAGACGAGCAGATTAAGGATGCAAAATCTGACCGGGCGGAGCTGAACGCTATGAAGAAAGAGATTTCAGACCGCCGCATCCAGGTGAAGAAAGCAGTAATGGAACCGTACACCCAGTTTGAGAAGGAAGTTGCTGAGGTTGTGGCTCTCATCGAAAAGCCGATTGCTATGATTGATGCTCAGATTAAAGAGTACGATGAACGGGTGAAGGGCGAGAAGAAGCAGTCGTTGAAGGAGTATTTCGAGGAGATTGCCGCAAATTTAGAAGGAGTTCTGACATTCGACAGAGTTTTCGACCAGCGGTATCTGAACGCCACAGTCAGTCTTAACAAAGCCAAGACGGACATCAAGGAGAAGGTTGAAAGAGTATGGACTGATTTGAACACTCTGAACAGCCTGGATGCCGAGTATAGAATGTTTGCCCGGGATGTGTATGTGAGAACGTTCGATATGTCTAAGGCTATGGCGGAAATCAGCAGACTCCAGGAGCTGAAGAAGCAGGAGGAAGAAAGAATCCGCAAGGAGGAAGAAGCAAAAGCGGTGAGAGAAGCTGCTGAAGCAAAAGCGGCTGAATCTGTACCGGAACCTGCTGAAAGCGTACCGAAAACCGAAGAAAGTGTACAGAATCCGGTGGAAAATGTAACTGAAACGGCTGAAATTGTACATGAACCAGCCAAAAGTGTTACTGAACCGGAAGAAACTGTTAGTCCGGCGGCATCTATTGATGTTCCGGATACATCCGTAGCAGTTCCGGAGGAGGATACCAAACAGTACAAGGCATCCTTCACCGTGTATGGAACCAAGGCAGAAATCATGGGCGTAAAGCAGTACATGATTGAGCATAAAATCAAATTTGGAAAGGTGGAAAAGTGATATGGAAGGATTTGAGCAGAACCTGCATATTGCCGACAGTGCATTTGAAGGTATGCGGCATGATGCAGACCGTGTGTTACAGAAGTTACTGAAGAACATGGTCGAGAAGGAAAGCCTGGAAGGTAGCGTCACCATCAAGATTGATGTTTCCCTCACCCAGGAGTTCATTCAGAACACAGACCCGGACATCGAAGGCGAAACCCGAAAGGTGCTGTCTCCTGCATTTACCCACAAGGTTGGCTCCATGATGCAGATTAAGGACGAAGCCAAGGGTGGCATCAACTATGAAGGAATGGAAATGGTATGGGATGATGAACTGAAAGAGTTCGTTGTTAAGCCAATTGCCAACACCACGCAGAGGACAATCTTTGATGCTGACTTTCAATGCGTCAACGATCCCGAAGGAGAATGTGGTGAAGAAGGAGAACAGCCAGCCCTCGAAGGGAGGCGGATTGCAGCTTTACCTGGACCTATTGTTGGAGAAGGCGAGGAATCGGAGGAAGGAGTAGTTGAAGAAGCTCCTGGCGGCGATACCGAAGCACCAGAAGAACCTGGTGATGAAGCTGAAGATATGTCTGATGCCTTTGTTGGAATGAATCCCCCGGAAGAAGATATTGCTCCGGAAGACCTGCCTTTTGGCGGAAGCGATGAAGATGATGATTACGGCTACGAGGAGCCGCGAGAGGAGTATTAAGAATGAGTTCAATGAGAAGATTGGCGAGAACAGTCGCACATAACAAGAGCTACCATAAGTGCGGAACCACAGATATGTTCCAGTATTTCTTCACTAAGCTGTGGAGAGAAAAGGGGCATCCGGCAGCAACCGGAAGAAAAAGTTGGAGAGCCTGCAAGAAACCGTACAAGAGGAGAAAGTAATTATGGATAATAAGATGGAGATTAAAAGACCTGGAAGTCCCCAGGACGGACCTGGAGATGGAGTAATGGGAGTTGTTGAGTGCATCAGAACTGACTTCCTGGAGAATCCGGCGGAAGGGGAAGCCGCATTTCAGCAGAGACCTAAGAGTGAAGCTCACATCACCGCTTCTGTTGAGATTGGAACCTTTGGAATCCGGGATATGGAAACTGGAGTTATGCTGACTGTTTGCCTGGAGGATGCGATGGAAGTTATGAGGATAGCTCTTGAAGCGTCGAAAGGAGAAGCGGTATGTCAGGGAACATCGGACAATGCAAGAAATGCGGAAAGCGAATAATGTTTGTCCGGATGAAGTCTGGTAAGAGTATGCCAGTAGACACCACGTTCGTCAATTTTAAGAGAGAACCGGGCGGAAAGGACAGAATTGTTCTTCCGTCCGGGGATGTCCTGGCTTGTACGGCCTGGGTTACGGCAGAAGAAGCAGACGGCTACGGGTACATATCGCACTTCGCAACCTGCGGAAAGTAAAAGAAAAAGACCGCACCACTGGGGTACAGCCTCATTCACAACCTATCGCCAATTATAGGCGAATTATCAACGAATGTCAAGGAGGTACGCACAGTGGGAAGCAAAACACAACCTAAGAAATATCTCGTAACAGAAAGTGAATTGTCGATGATTGCAGAGCTGTCTGCGAACACGGCAATAAAAGCCTATGAGGATAGGCACAAGCAGGAGGAGAAGGAGCGGCAGAGCTGGGTGCTGAATAGTGCCAAGACTCTGATTATGAATTACCGCAGATTCAAAGGTATGACCGGAAATGCAGTGTATGACGGTCAGACCACCACGGACGATACTCTGAAGGAAATCCTGGAGCTTATGCAGGGTGGATTCCGGAACTCAGAGTTTGAAGTCCTCAGCATCAAAGAAAAGACCATGAGGACGAAGATGATACTGGATCATGTAGATACCATGCTTGGAGTCTATAAGAAACAGTGTGAAAATTCGGTAGACCCGGAAGAAAGCAGGCGTTACCGGGTGATCGAGGGAATGTACCTCATAGAAAAGCCTAAGACGGTAGCAGAACTGGCAGAAGAAGAACACGTCACAGAGCGAACCATTTTCCGTGATAGAGATATCGCTTACAAGAGACTGGCGATTCTGTTCTTTGGCATTGATGGCGTTAGGTTTTAGGTGCGTGTCATAATGATGTCATTGTCATTTCAGTCCATAGGATGTAATATGATAAACAGCCAACAACCCAAAAAGTCACCACCAACACAGAGCCATGTAGTTTTTCTTCCCGAAAGTGCATGAAAGGCTGGCAGAAACGCCAGCCTTGAAGCCTGTATATGGTAGACAGTTTAACGAGCAGGACTATCCGAAACCGGATGGTCTTTTTTGTTGTCATTGGAAATGCTCTCGCAGGCATCAACGATTGCCTGACAGAGTCCGCTGAACGGCACAGCGGTAAGAGAAAAATCCTTCACCAGATTGGTGAGAGATACAGTTTTCTGATTGCCGTACTTACTATCCAGGGCGGATGTCTTAGCCACATAGAACTCCCACAAGCTCATGTCTAAGATATTCCGCTCTCTTTCTTTTGCCGTGTACACGGTGAAGACGTACACATCAGAGTTACGCTGCATAGGCGCATCCGGGCGGTAGTCTCCGGTTTCATCCGGAACTTTCGCAGGAGCTATGCTGAATGCGATACGAGGCGTAGTCCCCGGGTGCGGATTCCATGACTGTATGTATGCGGCAGATTTTACCTCAATCCTGCAAGGAAAACTCGAATTTTCCAGTCGGGGGGGGGTAGAACATTTTGTGATATTTGGACCTACAAGGTCGAAAGGTTCAAAATTGGAGCGGATGTTATTGTTGGTGTATATCCCTCCGAGGTCCAGGGCGGCTTTGACAATGAACTCTGCGAAAACTCCACGCTGAGTATTCCGGAGCATATCAGAGTAAGCCCACTGCCAGTAATCGGCAATGTGGAACGGCAGAACAGAGCTGCCATCCACAAGATGTTCCAGCCCGGTCAGCATACGCTGGTTGGAGCCGGAGTAGTTGGCGGTTCGTAAAGAACCAATGTTGGTATCGTCCATGGTTGTTTTCCTCCTTCGGGGAGAATTATAGCATAAAAGGAGATGGTGATAAATGAAAAGAATTGAAGTTGGCAAAATGAGAGTCGGGGATTTGAAACATAATTTCGGGAATCCTCGAAAGATTTCTAAGAAGAAGGTCGAAGAACTGGAACGGTCACTTGATATGTTCGGGGATTTCGGTCTTTTTTTAATTGATGAACATGACAATGTTATCGCTGGAAATCAGCGTTCGCTCATCCTGGAAAGAAGGGATCCGGACATAGAGATTGATTTCAAGCGATTGATTGGCTACACGGAGGCAGAACTCCGGGCAATCAACATCCAGGATAATGTCCATGCCGGAGAATGGGATTTGGAACTGCTGGCAGACTGGACGGCAGACCTCACACTCGACCTTGGAGTAGACCTCAACAACGACAGCCCAGATGAACGAAAGATTGATGACATGGAGCTGATTCGATATGAGAAGTACAATTACGTTATGATTGTCTGCAAGAGCGAGATTGATTATAACGATCTGATTCGTAAGCTGGGAATTGAAGGCAGAAAGGTTGCTGTAACCAAGAAACGAAAGATTAAAGCCAGAGCGATTTGGTACGATCAGATGAAAGCCCAGATTGTAGAGAAGCCAGTTGAACAGCCGCAGGAGGAAGAAGGGAAGGAGGAGCAGGAATGAGATATTTGATTGTAGCAGCTCACCCGGACGATGAAGCTCTGGGAGCTGGAGCCACAATGCACAAGGCATCCAGAAATGGAGATGATGTGTATGTGTGCCTGCTCAGCCATTGGAGTCCCACAAGGGATGACAACTTGGAGAAAGGGATTGCATCCAGCCATGCTATTCTGGGAGTGAAAAAATCCTATGTAGGTGACTTTGGGTGTATGAGGTTCAAGGACGAAGATCACCATGCAATCGTAAGATTCATTGAGTCGGCGATCAAGGACTGCCAGCCGGATGTTGTAATCACGCATCACCCGGCGGACATCCATGTAGACCATGGCATTACAGCTGAGTGTTGCCTGGAAGCGGTGAAACTGCCGCAGAGACAGATTGCGGATGTACCTGCAATCAAGAGGGTAATGTTCATGGAAGTACCATCCTCGACAGACTGGAATATTAGCACAGCCAATGGAGTGTTCGCACCGAATATGTTTGTTGAAATTAGCAGCAAGGACTTTGATGCGAAGATAGATTCCATCAATGTGTATGATAAAGTCCTCAGAGAAAGACCGCATCCGAGGTCGATCAGTAATCTGGATGCACTGACGGTAGTAAGAGGAAGCCAGGCTGGAGTAAGGCAGGCGGAAGCCTTCCAGATAGTATTCGGATTGGAGGTGTAGGGTATGAATGTTGTGTCAATTCATCAGCCATGCTACATCCCATATCTTGGCATATTCTACAAGGTATGGCAGTCTGATACGTTTGTGTACCTGGATGACGCTCAGTATTCCAATGGATATGTATTCGACTGGAACCGCATCAAAACGCCGCAAGGCGAATGCAGACTGAAAGTGCCTACCGCCAGAATCTTCGGGCAGAAACTGACAGAGGTTGCCCCGAAGGATTTCCTCAAATGGAAGGATAAGCACTTGAAAACGATACAGATGAATTACAAGAAGGCTCCGCATTTCAGCGAAGTCTTTTCTGATTTCAGTGATTGTATTCTGATGGAGTACGATAACCTGGCAGCACTCAATATGGCTACCATGGATTTGTTCATGGAGAAGTTCGGGTGGAAAAAAGAGGTGTACCGCTCCTCTGACATGAAACTGGATACCAGGGCGGAAGCCAGGGTGATAGAAATTGTTCAAAGGGTTGGAGGAGATACCTACATATCCGGGCATGGAGGCAAGAATTACCAGGACGAGGAACATTTCACCCAGGCAGGGATAAACCTGGTGTATTCAGACTTCCAGCCGCTCACATACAGACAGCAGTGGGGAGATTTCCTTCCGAATATGTCAGTCCTGGACTACTGTATGAATGAAGGCTATGAGATTGATAGCTTTTTTGAATTGTTGAAGGAGGTGCATACGGATGAATGACAATGGCGAAGTAACGCTCGGCATTTACGTCCAGAGCTACCACCGATATAACAAGATTCTCACCAAAGACCTCCTGGAACACTGCACCTATGTTGTGAGGGAGAGCGAAGCGGAACTGTACCGCCAGGCAGGAGTGGAGAGCGTATGGGCGGCTCCAGATGAAGAAGTCAACAATGCCATCAAGACATACTGGTGGATTGTTGATAATGCACCGGAGGACATCGTTTTCATAGCAGACGATGACATTGAAGATATGATGTATCGCCTGGATGATACCACCCGGCTGAATAAGGACAAGGACACCATCATGGCTGAGATTGAAAGAATCGCACAACTCATGGTGGACTTGAATGTAGGATATGCTTGCATAGATGCCACCGGAATCCCGTATGGGTACGATGGCGAATTTGCATTTAAGGGAACGTCCGGCTCTCTGAAGTGGGTGTACAAGAAGGTGCTGAAGGCTCGCCCAGATGAAAAGTGCAAGTACAATTACGACCTGGACCTGGTATTGCAGGAACTTCTGCACAACAGAATCATTCTGAAGCCGAGGTACATCATCTGCAAAGATTACCAGGATGTCAATGCTGGAGGTGACAGCTCCAAACTCCGGCAGGATCAGATAGACAGCATCGAGAACATGAAGCGGAAGTGGGGGAAGTATTTCAAGTACAACTACAAGAATAACAAGCCCATGGTGAATGTCCCTCGATAAAATCAGTAAAACCAGTCAAATTCCATTTGACAATGGAGCCGCAGATGCTACGATACGGTCACGATAAAAAATCATATATGGAGGTAGACATTATGGCTTATGATTTGGTGACTAAGAACGGTCACAATATGTATGACATGGCATCTATGATGCAGAAGGCGATCAGAAGGTGTAACCCGAACCTGGCAGGATATGCTGCCTATGAGTTGTTTGGGAATTTCCACACCTATATGTGGAAGCGACTTGTAGTTGTATCCGCTGAGGACTGCTATGGAATTATGACGAAGGAAATTATCGCTCTGAAGCAGGCAGATGATTTCTGCAACAAAGGCAGAAAGGGATATGATAAGGACCCGCTGTTTGTAGCGAAAGCAATCACCCTGCTCTGTATGGCAAGAAAGAATCGGGATGCCTGCTATGTAGCCTGCAATTTCATGTTGCCGGATAGAATCCTGGATGAAAGTGAGATTGAACACGTTGACATCACGAAATGCCACCTGGGAGTTGAAGGCATACCGGATTGGGTGTTTGATGTTCATACGCTCACCGGAAAGAAGAACGGTAAGACAGACTTGGATATGACAATCGAGGAGCAGGCTGCATTGGAACCGAAGCAGCTCTCTCTGTTTGATGATTGCTCCTGGGAGAACTACTACACCTGGGCGAGAAGCCAGGGCAAGGTAGGGAATAAGGAGTGGGCTGACTTCCAGCAGTTTAAGAAGGGAAGGAAGCTGGAGCCGGAGTATTAACTATCAGTATTTTCTCTGAAATACCTATTGACACCAAAAACGCAGGTGCTACGTTACGAGTACGATGAATCACATGGAAGCGGAGGTAGGAGATATGGTAGTCAGAGATGGAAAGCTGGTAAAGCAGACAGACATTGTAAGGGAAGCAGTAAAAGCCGGGGAGTGGAAGAAAGCTCTCCGGATAGCAAGGGACTTCCGGATAAATGTAACGAAGGAGCAGAGAGACGCAATGAGCCGGGCGTATGAATGCATGGTACACCCGGATTTCTACCGACAGATAGGTACAGACATACCCGGAGCGATAGCGAAGGGGAAAGAAGTAGTGAGTTGTCTGTACGGGGCGTAGCAGCCCGGAAACTGAATAGATAAATAAACCTTCAAAGGGACTCGGAACATGGCTGCATGGGGCTGTAACGAGTTCCTTTTCGGTGTTTAGAAAGGTGGTGAGACAGATGTGGCACAGAAGGACTTAAAGCCGGTACGAACCAAAGAAGAAGCAAAGGAGCGAGGCAGGAACGGCGGCATCAAATCCGGCGAAGTGCGAAGGGCAAAGAAGAATATGCGTGAGACAGCGAAAGCACTCATGTCCATGGATGTAGTCGGTGAGAATAACCGCAAGAATCTGGAAGCCTTCGGAATCAGCAAAGACGATATGAACTACCAGACAGCAGTTGTTGTTCGTATGATGCAGAAAGCACTTGTTGAAGGTGACACATCTGCCATCCGATTGCTTGGGGAACTGACTGGCGATTTGAACCGATTTGGTGTCATCCAGGATGCAGAAACGGATATTGTCGAGCTGGCGTATCCGACCATAAATCTGCCGAACAATGGTAGAGATAAGAGAGAAGCATTTGAACTGGCTCCCCAGGCAGGACCTCAGACGGCGTTCATGTCATCCCCGGCTGACATCATCATATATGGTGGTGCGGCTGGTGGTGGTAAGACATACGCCCTGCTCCTGGAAGCCCTACGACATAAGGATGTCAAAGGATTTGGTGCTGTCATATTCCGTCACAACTACAACCAGATCACCGCAGAAGGTGGTTTGTGGGATGCCAGCCAGAAGATATTCGGGCAGGTGCCGGATGCCCATGCAAGAAAGTCTCCGAAGCTACACTGGAGATTTGATGGCGGAAGCAAATTGAACTTCGCTCACATTGAGCGAGAAGAAGATTTGCAGTCCTGGCAAGGCACAGAAATTGCATACATCGGCTTTGACGAGCTGACGCATTTCACGAAGCATCAGTTTCTGTATATGCTGTCCCGTAACCGAAGCACCTGCGGTGTGAAACCATATATGAGAGCTACCTGCAACCCGGATGTCGATTCCTGGGTTGCTGAATTTATTTCGTGGTGGATAGACCAGGACACCGGGTATCCAATCCCGGAACGGTCCGGACAGATACGGTGGATGGTGAATATTAACGATGTCATCACCTGGTTCAGCACCAGGGAGGAAGGAGTTAAGTTCGCACTGGGGCAGGGGATAGCCCCGAAAACGGCAGAGAAGCTACCAAAAAGCGTTACGTTTATCGCCAGTAAGCTGGAGGATAACAAGATTCTGATGGAGAGTGACCCTGGATACATAGCGAACCTGCTTGCCATGACAGAGGTTGATAAGGAACGTCTGCTGAATGGTAACTGGAAGATTAAGGCTGCCGCTGGTAAGTATTTCTTGCGAGGTCAAGTAAGAATGATTGACCGTCTGCCAGATGATGTTGTCATGTGGTGTAGAGCATGGGATTTGGCGGCTACTGACGAAGACGAAGATGGCGATGCAGACTTTACGGCTGGCGTACTCATGGGATTGAGAAGAACCGGAACGGTAGTCGTGGCGCACGTCATCAACCAACGCATTAAAGCAGGAGATGTTGAAAAGCTGGTATTGAATACTTCCATCTCCGATAGGGCGAAATTTGGATTCCAGTATGTAGTCAGAATGCCACAAGACCCTGGTGCAGCAGGAAAGACCCTGGCAGCACACTATGTTAAGTTACTGACCGGATTCAATATCAAGATAGTTCCGGTATCCGGAAGTAAGGAGCTGAGGGCAACGCCGCTGGCTGCACAATGGCAGAATGGCAACATCGAGGTTCTGATAGGTGACTGGAACGATGGCTACTTCTCCCAGATGGAGTCTTTCCCGGAATCTAAGCACGATGATATGGTAGACGCTTCATCTGATTCCTTCACCGAATTGACTGGTGATGGATTTGACATTGACAATTTACTCTAAGGAAGGAGGTAAAAAAGGAATGAATGAACAGCAGAAAGCCATGCTGGATCAGCAGCTCAGACTGCAACGGGGAGCCGCAATCATCGAGGGCACCCAGGATAAGTTCAGAGCAGACGGATACAGCAATATGCTGAATAAGTATGGCACGAAGCAGGACAACTCCACGGCGTATCAGTACGAGCAGGAGATGATTACGAACGATATGGAACTCATACGGCTGTATGAAGGAAACGGTCTGTTCACCAAGATTATTGACCGACCATCAGAAGAAGCTGTGAAGCATGGGTTCGACATCGACTATGGAGATGAAGACATAGCCGAATACGTTGATGATCGTATGGATGCTCTGGAACTGGAGGAGAAATTCGCTACGGCTGAAAAGTGGGCGAGACTTTATGGCGGCTCAATCATTGTTATGCTTGTCGATGACGGCAGGGGACTGGAAGAACCTCTTGACTGGAACAATGTCAGAAGCATTGAAGAACTCCGGGTGTTTGAAAGAGCAATCGTCCAGCCGGACTACTCCTCGATGTATAATTTCCACTTCATCGACACGATGAAAAGCAGCAGGTCATTCGGGGAACCGGAATACTACCAGGTGTTCAGTATCTACGGGTATTTTATTGTGCATCGGAGCAGATGCCTTGTTTTTAGAAACGGCAGACTTCCGGAGCAGACCACCAATGCAATCTATCGGTATTGGGGCATCCCGGAATATGTCAAGATTAAGAGGGCGTTGAGGGAGTGTATCACTTCCCACGAAGACGGCGTTAAGCTGTTGGAACGCTCAGTCCAGGCAATCTACAAGATGAAGAACCTGGCGAATATGCTCAGCACAGAAGATGGTGAGAATAAGGTATTGCAGAGGCTCCAAGTCATTGATATGGCGAGGGGCATTTTGAATTCTATTGCAATCGACACGGACGGCGAGGACTATGATTTCAAATCATTGCAGATGTCCGGCGTAAAAGATGTGATTGATTCTACCTGCAATATGTTGTCGGCAGTCACGAACATTCCGCAGACGATTCTGTTCGGTCGTTCCCCTGCTGGCATGAACTCCACGGGAGAAAGTGATTTCGAGAACTACTACAACATGGTGGAGAACATTCAGAAACAGAACATGAAGGCAAATGCCCGGACTGTTATTGAACTGATATTGAAGCAGGGAGTATTGGAAAGTAAGATTCCAGAAGTTCCGAAGTACAAGATGAAGTTTGCTGCCCTCTGGTCCATGTCTGATACAGAGCAGGCAAATGTCGAACAGACAAAAGCCCAGACAGAATACGCCAAAGCTCAAACGGCTCAGATTTACATGGATAGCAATGTTCTGGACCCGTCAGAGGTACGGAAGTCTCTTGCATCTGAAGGTGATTTCGAGATTGAGGAGGTAATCTCCGATGAAGACCTCGATTTGCCGGAGGATGTTTTTAACGGTTTGCCAACGAATGATACCGGAAAGCAGATATTTGAATCCGGGGAGTTTGGCTCCTATGCTTCTGGAGTCAAGCCGGGAGAACCGATTGAAATTCTGGATACAGACATAGACAAGAAAACCGATGATGCCGAAACTGATACGATAGAAGTTCTCGGCGTAGGTGATGAAGTCAGCCTGGCAGAAACAATCGACATCGAACTCCCGAATGAGGATGGAGGAGATTTTCCGGCAGCCGCAGTTATAATCATCAAGGATGGCAAGATTTTATGTGCATCCAGGAGAAACAACGAAGGCATTTGTGGACCGGGCGGTCATGTAGAAGAAGGCGAGACACCGGAAGAAGCAGCCGTAAGGGAGGCGATGGAGGAGTTCAATGTTGTACCCTTAAATCTCCAACCAGTAGGCGAATACAAAGGCTCCCCAGGTCAGTACCTGCCTTCTATGGTGTACTTCACCGATAAGTTCTCCGGTACTCCGGAAGCAGACGGCGATGAAATGCTGAATGAAAGATGGATGTCCCTGGAAGAATTGCAAAGCCAGTTGTTGTTCCCTCCGTTCGAGGCTGGACTGAAAATGCTGACCGATTTGCTCTCCGGGGGATAAGATGTTGTTCGGCGGATTGTCCTATGGACGGTCACACGGACAGTCACGCATTTTGTCACTGACCATACCGTCACCGTCATCGTAACCGTGTGTAAATACATACGGTTATTTTCATGGGGAAAATTATCAGTTTTTCTATTGACACATCGGGAGTATCTGTTACGATACGCCCACGATGAAACAAATGCAGTAACCCAGGAGGTACGATATGGATAATTTAAGCAGAGAACAGTTGGAAAAGATGGTCGATGTCCTGGCAAGCCTGGTACTCGAATTTGTAGATGCTCAGACAGCAGAGAGATTGCTGAGAGCAAATGGTTTCGAGAATGAGGAACTGAAGGCTATCGGTTTTGATGTGGAGGTGTAGGTATGGATGGGTTGATGGCTAAGAAGTTAAGCGATACCGAAATAGCACAGATGTTTGCCGACTATGTTACCCGGATGGAAGACAGAGAAAGACATACCGGGGCGGCAGTAAAGGAAGCAGATGCTTTTGACACGTTCCTGGAATCTGAGTTTCCAAGAAACATCCGGTTGCAGACAAACCTCTATGACAGAATGATGAATACAGCAGTTGAGTATGAAGAAAGCGGATTCATTGCTGGATTCAAAACGGCAATGGCTCTCTTATCGGGGCAGGAGGAGCTTTTACCAGCTCCAACACAAATTACTACACCTAAAGCTGAAACAAGCCAGCAGGAGGCGGTAACAAAGCCAAAAGAGGAACCAATGGCAATGGAAAACTTCATCACTACGATACAGATTGCTGAACTGTTCGGGCAGAGAAATGATAAGGTGTGTGCAAGAATTGAGAAAAGAATTCTGCCATTCCTCGATAACACCAGTAAAGCAATGTTTGAAAAGAAGTGCGGAAGAACTAAAGCCTATTACAAGCCTGCCGAATATTACAAGATGAACCAGGCTGCTTGCAAAATGTATTTAGATGTTGTAGAGCCAGGAAAGGCTAAGTTCATCAATATTGCAGGAGGATATGCAAAGCTCCAGGAGTTAATGCAGAATGTATTTCCGGCTGAAGAAGTTCCGTTCCCTACATAGCAGGAGAAAACTGAATAGTAGACCACGAACAGTCTGTGCTATCCGCATGGGCTGTTTTTGTTTTGAAGGAGGTGGTGATAGATATGAACGAACGCCAGATGAATAGATTGCTGATGGAAAAGGTCGGCAAGAAATTCTACGGTCACGATACGCTGAAAAGCAAGTATGATCCACAGATACCGGAATCTGCCGAAAGGGAGTATGTCAGAACCACCAACGCTTACATGGCGATTCTAAAAACGGAACTGGAGGAGCAACTTCCGAAGCTGAAGGAAGCCTACAAGAAGGAACGGGATGCCGAGGTGAAGAACCGGAGGAATGATTCCGCCACCGACTTGCAGCTGGCAATCACCAGCATATTTAACACGATAAAGAACAATGTTGTTGCCAAAACGATGGTTTTTGGACTCCGGCGAAAACTGGAGAACCTGGCGCACCTCAACCGCAAGCTGACGGTGAAGGAGTGGAAACGGGCAATCAAGGCAACGCTTGGCATCGACATCCGGGAGGACTACTACTTGGGAGACTTCTACGAAAAGGAGCTTCTGAAATGGGTAGAGGAGAATGTCAATCTGATTAAGACAATTCCGGAAGATACCCTGGATAAGATGCGAGACATCGTATATGACGGCTTTGCTACTGGAAAGACCACCACCAGGATTGTGCGAGACATCCAGAAAGCATACGGTGTCAGCCGCCGCCGGGCAGAACTCATTGCGAGAGATCAGACGACGAAGTTGAACGGGCAGATACAGAGGGCTCAACAGCTGGATGCCGGACTTACAGAATATATCTGGTCCGATTGTGGGGACGAGAAAGTTAGAAGGAGCCACCGGGAGCTGAATGGCAAGAAGTTCTCCTGGAACGACGCTCCAGTCAACTCTGATGGGAGGAAATGCCATCCCGGGGAAGATTATCAGTGCCGTTGCATCGGAAGACCAGTGTTCAACCGGAACATGAATCTGCCGTTTGTGGATGAAGAACCAGCGAAGATAACCATAAAGAAGAATGGAGGTTAAGAAAATGGATGAAGTAATCAAAAACATCTGCCAGGCTCTCAAAGAGGAGGCAGACGCTGTTATCAGCTATACAGATAAGATTTCTACTATTTCAGAACATGAAGGCATGGAAGATACGGCAATGCAGTTTGCCAAAATCCGTCTTGATGAAGTGGAGCATATTCAGAATCTGACCCTGGAACTCACAAGGCTGATGGCATCCGGCGTAGTACCAGCCGATGAACCAGACGGCGAAGAAGGTGAGCAATAAGGAAGGCTATCCGGACAGAACAGCAGACATCGCCATCGGAAGGGTAGCCAGAGAGCAGAAGATGGCGGCAAAGAAAAAAGCAGGAGGTAGAAAGGACCATGGAAAGCAGAGCAGCACCACCAAAACTGAAAAGGGTAACAAGAATTGACAGCATCCCTGCCGGAAGTACCTACTTCAACGAGCAGGGATTTTTGTATGATACGCCGATTGTTACCTCTACCGGAATCTTTGAATACGGATTGCCGGACGGCGGAGTAAGAAGGGAGCTGAGGCTCCCGGAACACGTTTTTGATAAAGAATCCCTTGCTTCGTATGCAGGGAAGCCAGTAATCATCACCCACAATGCTGGGGCAATCGACAAGAACAATGTTATGAAGGAGATTGTCGGAACGATTACGAGCGAAGGGTTCCAGGATGGCGATGATGTCAGATGCAAGGTTGTGATCCACGACATCGACAAGGTTAAGAAGACACCGTACCGGGAGTTAAGCCTGGGATACAACCTGGACCTCATTGAAGAACCTGGCGAATGGAACGGTCAGAAGTATGATGCTATCCAGACCAACATTCGTATCAACCACCTGGCGATTGTAGATAAGGCAAGAGCCGGGGAACAGTCGCATCTCAATCTCGATGGTAAAAAAGTCGGGTTAGATGATAAAAAAACACCGATAGGAGGTAAAAGCGAAATGAAAAATGCAACAAGAAGCGATAGCGTTGCGATGACACCGGAAGAACTCGTTGAAGCAATCAATGCTTATAAGTCTTCCAAAGGTGGCGGCTCCGCAGAAGAACCGACTGCTGGAGAAAGCGATGGTATCAACAACGAAGGCGGTGCAGCTGAAACACCTGCTGAACCCGTTACGGAAGCAACCGTAGCTCCAAGCGAGGCAGAACCTGCCGCACCTGGCGAAGCTCCAGAACCAGAGAATGAAGACGATGGCGGAAAAGATAAGCTCATTGGTGCTTTGAAGGAACTGCTTGCAGTTCTTGAAGGTGGTTCTTGTGAACCCGTACCTGGAGCAGTTGATTCTGCCGATGGTGCTGGATGCGAACCTGGAGGAGAGCAGGAGGACAATGCAGATAATGCAGACAGCTCCGATGACAAATCCGGTTCCATGAACGCTGATGCAGCTGATGATATTTTCCGCCAGAGACTCAGTATTTGCCGCATGGGTGACAAGCTCCACCTGGATGGATTGGAGGAGAAATCCATTATGGACGGCAAGAAGGCGATCATTGCCAAAGTATTCCCGGACATGAGAATGGACGGCAAGAGTGCAGTCTACATTGATGCAATGTATGACCTGGCAGTGAATGAAGCTGGTAAACGCAAGGATGTCAATTACCAGAGACAGCAGATGTCTGGCGGTTCCGTTCCTCAGAGCAGAGCAGACGGCAAAGATGGTCTCAGCATGGCGGCATCCGCAAGACAGAGAATGATTGAAAGAGAAGGAGGTAACGAGTAATGGCAGCACAGTTAGATTACGGTTACAGCACACCCAAAGGTGTGGCAGGCGGTAAATATGATATCGCCTTTGACGAGGTTATCACTCGCAAGAATGAGGAAGCCGATGGTGTCCTCAAATACGGTATGGCGGCAATGGTCGGCACTAATGCTGGCTCCGGAGTAAAAGTCCCTGCTACGGGCTGTACCGCAGATAAGATTGAAGGTATTGTCCTTCGTGCGGCAAACACAGAGCAGGATATGGGCGGACACGTTGTTGTTAAGAACAACGCATCTGTCGGTATTGTCCGCAGAGGTCATGTATGGGGCAGAATCGCATCTGATGCAGTTCCTGCTTATGGTGCTAAAGCCTATGTGGTAGTTACTGGCGAAGATGCTGGTACATTCACTCACTTAGACAAGCAGACTGGCGAAGGAACACCTGCCAACGTAGACATCGGTGCTACTTTCGGCAATGCAAAGGATGACGGCATTACTGTTATCGAGATCAGAATGTAAGAGGAGGATAAAGACAATGAGCAAACAGTACAATCCGGAAATGCCTTCTACTGGCTATGACCAGGCGGACTACGCCGCATTGATGGCATCCAACATCACGCCTACGCTGGCAACCACAAAGCAGATGCACTTCGACAGCGTTGAAGATGCGTCTATTTTCTTCGCAAGGGAGCTGGACTACATCAAGTCCAAGTCCTATGACAAGATTTATCCGGAGTTCACAGCTCTGAACAACTTCCCTATCACCCATGAGGTTCCGGAAGGTGCAGAGACTATGACCTATTACAGCTACGAGAAGACTGGCATGGCTGTCATCATCAGCAACTACGCTACTGACCTTCCTCGTGCTGATGTAAAGGGTAAACCTACCACCGCAATGATCAAGTCCATCGGTGACAGCTACGGTTATTCCATCCAGGAGATGAGAGCAAGCCGCCTTGCAGGAAAGAGCCTTGATACTCGTAAGGCTGAATCCGCACGTTATGCAATCGACCGCAAGACCAACGAGATTGCTTTTGCTGGCGACAAGGAGCACAACCTCATGGGTATGCTGTCTACTGGCAACAACATCCCTCTGTACACTCTTGCTACTGTTGAAAGCAAGACTGCATGGAAGGATAAGTCCGCTGCTGAAATCCTGGCAGACATCAACGGTATGTTTGCATACCAGTCTAAGCTGACACAGGATGTCGAGAGAGCTGATACACTGGCTATTCCGCCTGCACAGTACATCGACATCTCCACCCGTCAGATCCCGAACACCGGATACACGGTGAAGAAGTTCCTCCTGGAGAACGCACCTTATCTGAAGGAAATCATCTCCGCACCGGAACTTGCTGCAGGAAGTGTTGCTACCAACCCTTACGGCTCCGATGTAGCAATGCTGTACACCAACAGTGCTGACAAGTTCAGCCTGGAGATTCCTATGGCGTTCTACCAGTATCCGCTCCAGAACCGTAACCTGGAAGTAATCGTTCCTTGTGAGGAGCGTGTAGCTGGTATCATATTATACTATCCGCTGTCTGCACTTATCGCAGCAGGCATCTAAGAGAAGGAGGAACATGGCGATGAAGATTGAAAATATTTCAAACGGTAAGATTATTGGGATTGGCGAAGTAACAGTGCTTCCGGGGGAAACGAAGGACATCCCGGAGGCATTTGAAACCAGCCCTATCCTGGAGGTGTATAAGATGAATGGGTTTGCCAAGATTACTGGCAAGCCTAAGTCTGTTGAGAAGTCTGATGCTGACAAGGCGGCTACTGAAGCTGCGGCTAAGAAAAAGGCTGCTGAAGAAGCAGAAGCTCTCCGCCAGTCTCGACTTGCTGCCCTTGAAGGTATCAGTGAGGAAGACCTCGGAAAGATGGCTAATGAACTCGGCATCAATCCTGCTGAGTGCAAGGACCAGGCTGACGTTCTGAAGAAGGTAAAAGCAGCACTGAAGAAGTAAGGCAGGTGATCGCATGGACGCACTTGCTATTTTTCGCCTGGTGGCAACGGAGTTTTCTGATATGCCAGACGATGATGTGATTGACGAGACCACTGGAAAGGTGACTGCCTATGGAGTCAACTCGTTCTTGAAACTGTACTCCGACCAGATATCCGAAAAGCGATTTGGTAGCACATACCAGAAAGCCCTGGCATATCTGACCGCCCACAAACTGAAGATGTCCGGTTATGGGAACAACGAGAATGGCAAGATAGGCGATAGCCTTCGGGTAGGCTCGTACGCAGAGGGTGAAACCTCCATTAGCTACACCACGAATCAGCAGACAAACCTCCAGGTTGATGCGGAATATGCGCTTACCGTATACGGCCTGGAGTTTCTGACTCTGAGGAGAAACGCAGTGATACCGATTATCTCAGCCGGGGAAGGACCTGGCTATGAGTGCTAAGGTAAAGGACAAGATGACACCGGAAGGTATCCGGTTCCAAAGAATGCTCAAAGAGATTGCAGACAAAGAAGTCCGTATCGGATTCCAGCATGGCAAAGCCACAGAGGAAGATGGTACGGATGTCTGTGATGTTGCTGCATGGAACGAATTGGGTACTGTGAATATGCCATCTCGTCCTTTTTTGCGTAAGAGCGTAGATGAAAACGAAGGCAAGATAAACAGTTTCTTGCAGTCGAAGATGAAAGACCTCGTAAGAGGAGTATCTGCCGAGCAGGTCTTGAAAGAGATAGGAATATTTCAGAAGGACCTCATACAAGAGAAAATCACGGAAGGTAGCTTTGCTCCCAATGCAGAATCGACTGTGAGGCAGAAGGGCAGTAGCAAACCACTGATTGACAGCGGCAGGATGCGGCAGTCAGTCAATTATGTCATCCAGAAGAAAGGAAGTGGGGATTGATGAATTTTCTGAAAAGACCTCATACGATAAGGCGTTATTCTAAGCCCAAAATCGTTCGAGGGTATTCTTCTATACCTTTTGCAGATTTAACGCTCCCTATGGACGTACAGACGTTGGAGGATGTAGTTATCACCACACCGGACGGTTCCAAGTCGGTGCAAAGGCTGAAGGTATTCTGCGACAGCGAGATATTGGTGGAAAATGAAGTTGAACAGCAGAAAGCTGACAGATTATGGTTCCAGAATAAATGGTTTGAATGCAAGTCGTGCAGACTCAGTGAGAATACTCCGCTGAGACACTACACGGCTACTTTTGTTGAATGTCTGGACCAGGAGCCTGCTGGTACTACTGATGAAAGCGAGGGAACGGGCAATGAATCTGGCGGAAGTTAAAGAAAAGCTCTACGACTTGACTGCGAAGTTCTTTGTAGGAGCAACGATTATCTGGGTTGAACAGATTAACACAAAGCCGCCTATACCGTATGTCACGCTGAAATGCGGAGGCATCAACAGAACCTCATTTCCAGTAGACGATGGAGAAGGCAGGAGGATTTACCAGGAGAAAACAACCCTGGAAGTCAACATTTATACCAAAGGACAGCCCATAACGGTGCAGGAGGGAGTTACTGGCAACTACGTCAACACAGCAACCTCTGATTTGATGGATTTTGCAAACTTCCTGGAGTCTGAAGACATCACGGACATCATCGCCGGATACGGCATGGACGTTTCGTTGATGCCACCAGTTCGTGATCTGACTGACCTTCAGAATGATAGGAGTTTCAGATACCGGGCGATGGCTGAATTTACAGTATCGTTCGCCCAGGAAGCATCCGGACCGTATGGTATCGGCGGTATGCCACTTGCACCGAACAGCAGTGGCGGTGGCACAAAGGAAATGGTTGATGCAATCTCTGAGACCATTGAGACAGTAGAGCTTGAAGAAATCAAAGAAGGAGGAATCAACAATGAAGAATAATCCATTGGATGATATTGTGAAATGCAATATCGACATTTCCAGTCCGGCATCCAGCGATGTGTCTTTTGACAGCATCCTGCTGATTGTTCCAGGACCGGAAGCATCCGGAGAAAAGACCATGAGCAAGACAACTGCTGTATCTACGGCGGATGAATTGCTCGATTATGGCTTTACAACGGATGACACGGCATACATTGCTGCAACGGTGGCGTTCTCCCAGAACCCTGCACCGTCTGAAGTATATGTGTGTATCAGAAAGCCTACATCCGGCGAAGGCGAGCCGGTAGTATATGAGGACATCAAGGTTACGCTTGCAAGAGCGAACAGCGAGACTCAGTTCTATGGCTCTCACATTACGGAGTTCAAAGATGCTGCTGACATCCAGGGAGCAATCGAATGGACTGAAGCAAATGAGAAGATTTTCGGATTCGAGTACACGGATATTTCCGCTTGCCCGGTTAAGAACTTCTCATACTACAGAAGTTTCGGCATCTTCTCCGGACTTGCTGATGGCTATGATGCATCCGCACAGCCGAAGGAGAATGAGTTCGCTGCTCTTGCATGGATGGCGAAGTGCTTTGGATATGATCCTGGTACTGAAACCTGGGATTTGAAGGAGCTTGCAACAATCGTTCCTTCCGCTCTCGACACTGCACAGAAGAAACAGCTGGAGGATACCAGCATCAATTCCTTCCGCAGATATGCTGGAAGCAATGTAGCTTTCGGCGGAAATATGCTGTCTGGAGAATGGATTGATGTTATCCGTTTCAGAGACTGGCTGAAGGCAGAAATGCAGACGAGAGTGTTCAACGCTTTGAAGGTGAACCGCAAGGTTCCGTTCACTGATGCTGGTATCGGTCTGATTGAAGGCAATATGTTGTCTACTCTCAAAGATGGCCAGGACATCGGCGGCATTGCACCTACTGAGTATGATGCTGATGAAAACGAGATTGCCGGATACACAGTAACCGTTCCGAAGGCTGCTGATTTAACAGAAACTGAAAGAAAGTCTCGTAAGCTGACCGGATGCAGATACTCTGCAAGACTGGCTGGAGCGATCCATGCAGTCGAGATTGCCGGAAATCTGACATTCTAAGAAGGGAGGATATAAGAAATGGCAACTGTAACAACGTACAATCCTAAGAAAGTCACTTGTGCCCTCGGAAGACACATTGCTTCCGGATTTGCAGATGACAGCTTTATTAACATTGAGCCTGCTGGTGATGGTACATCTTATGTTGTTGGTGCTGATGGCGAAATCGCCAGAAGTATTGACCCGTCAAAGGTGTACACCATTAAGCTGGCTCTTTTGCAGGCTTCCAAGACAAACGCCTACTTACAGAAGATGTATGATAAGGACAAGTCTGATGGAAGCGGAACATTCCCGGTGAATATCAATGATATTCTTGGTAATGAGAAGTTTGCTGGTGCGGTAGCCTGGGTAACCAAACCTGCCGCATGGGGCAGAGGTAAAGCCCAGACGAACCGTGAATGGGAAATTGCCGTAGGCGAAGGCGAGTTCAAATAAGGAGGTAAGGACATATGGCACTGAAGCAGGTAGAGCCGACAAAGGAGAAGGTTGGCGGATTTGATTTTTATATTACACCGTTTGCGGCGTTCAAGGCTGCAAACCTCACCGGGGAGCTGGCATCTGTGCTGGCTCCTCTTTTAGGAGTTTTAGCACCACTGGTGAATGATGGAAACCTTATGGATGTCGATGCAGGGAAGGCGGCTGAAGCAATGATGAATTGCAAGGCTATTGATGGTGATAGCCTTGAAAAGCTGATGAAGAAGCTGTTGCTCGGCGGTCACATTGCGGTAGAAATCATCAACGAGGATACCGGAGAAAAAGAAGGGGCAAGGCTTGATGAAGACATTGCGAATGAAATCTTCTGTGGAGAAATCCAGGATATGTTCGTTCTGTGCTTCCATGTAATCAAGCTGAACTTTAACGGTTTTTTCAAGAAGTTCGCTGCCCTATCTGGGAAAGTAGGGTTAGCAGAGGTCAAGACTCCGAGAGCGATCTTGTAAAATACGGCAAGTTCGACTACTCACAATTTAGCGAGTTGGAACTCCGATGCTACATACTGATTAAGGCGAGATTGGCTTCGATGTATGAACTCCAGGAAGTATATACCCTGGATGAAGCATTGAAGTTGTATGCCTTATATGAAATGCAGTTGGATGTAGAGAAAGGCAGGGCTAACGAGCTGGAAAGGAGGTAGGAATTGACAATACGAGACATAGCGGTGGCATTTGGGTTCGAGGTTGACAAGAACAGCGAGAAGCAAGCTGAAAACAGCATCAAAGGGGTTAAGAATTTAGCCTCGAAACTTCTCGGTGCCATTGGAATAGGATTTTCCATCGCTGGTCTCAGCAGCTTAGCGGAAGCGGCGGCAGATGCAGAAGCATTGAAGTCCCAGTTCTCCCAGGTATTTGGAGATATTGAGGATGAAGCAACCGCAAAGCTTGAATCAATCGCAGATAATACGGGAGTTGCTGTGAATCGAATGAAGGGCAGCTTTGTTCAGATTTCCGCATTCGCAAAGACAACCGGAATGGAAACGTCAGATGCCCTGGCTCTGGCAGATAGGTCTATGGTGGCAGTAGCAGATTCCGCCGCCTTTTATGACCGCTCGTTAGAAGATGTAACAAATTCCCTGCAATCCTTCTTGAAAGGAAATTTTGAGCAGGACGCATCACTTGGTTTGTCATGTACTGAAGTAACAAGAAACGCCGCCGCCAACGAATTGTACGGAAAGTCGTTCAAGGATTTGGCGGAAGACCAGAAACAGCTTACATTGTTGAAGATGGTCGAGGATGCCAATGCCGCATCCGGAGCTTTAGGCCAGGCGGCAAGAGAGTCAGATACCTGGACGAATCAGCTCGGCAACCTAAAGCAGAATCTGCAAGACCTTAAAGCGGTCGCTGGTTCCACGTTCTTAAAGCCAGCAGTTATGGTTCTGAAAATGCTATCCAATCTTACGAAGGCGGCAACAACAAAGCTCCAGGAACTCACTGGAGAAGGAGGAGCATTGACAAATGCCTTCGACCGGATGCACGCCATTGTGAAGAAGCTGAAGCCATCGGTTGACCGAATGATGCAAACGCTTTCTAATGGAGCCGCCAAGAGCATTGGATTCATAAAAGGAGTCGTAGATAAGCTCGGCGGAATCGAGAATGTACTGAAGGTACTGGCGATAGCTGCCGCAGCATTTATGGCGGTAATGGGAGTCGCAAAGCTCATGAGTCTATGGAAGACCATAGGCGGACTGGCAGGAGTTATGAGTAAGCTCGCAAAGGTGTTTAGTGTTGCGAATTTGAAAATACTGGCGATTGTAGCAGTCATCGTTATCCTGGCTCTGATAATAGAGGATTTCGTCAACTTCATGCTGGGGAATGATTCTGTCATTGGAACCTTTTTCGATAAAGCTGGAATTGGTGCAGATAATGCACGACAGACAATCATTAACGCATGGGAAACCATAAAGAATTTCCTGCTTGGAGTATGGGATTTTATCAAGCAGGCGGCAGGAATGTTTGTGGATACAGTGAAAGGTTTCTTCGAGAAGCATGGCGAAAGTATTCGTCAGAACTTCGAGAGAGCCTGGGGGCTTATCAAGACGTTCCTGGGAGGCGTTTGGACCTTCATATCACAATTGGCTGCTACGCTGTTCGGAAACACAGAGGACAGCATTGATGGCTCAACCACAAGCACAAAGGAAACGCTCCTGCAAGTATGGGGAGCAATACTTGAAGCACTGTCCGCAGTATGGGATGCCCTATACGAAGCTGGTAGTGCTATTTTTAATGCCATTGCTGCGGTGATTGAAACGGTGTTCGGATGGATCCAGGCGTTCTGGAACAGTTGGGGAAGCGAGATATTGGCTTGGTTCAAGGTTCTGTGGGACAGTCTCGGAGGTGTCTTGAACGGATTCCTGGAGATAATCAAAGGTGTGGCGAACTTCATTACGTCTGTATTCACTGGAGATTGGCAGGGAGCCTGGGATGCAATCAAGCAGATATTCACCGGAATATGGGATGCTCTCGTTAGCTATCTCACAGCCGCATGGGAGACAATTAAGCTGTTGTTTTCGATGGCTCTCGGTGCTATTTCTGCAATTTGGAATGCGATCTGGTCGGCGATATGCAGCTTCTTCCAGGGACTGTGGAACGGAATTGTTTCGTTCATAAGCGGAATATGGTCCACGATAACCGGGCTGTTCTCGGCAGCACTGAATGGAATTATGACACTGTGGAACGCAATCTGGTCTGCTGTGTCCGGATTTTTCAGTGCGATTTGGAATGGAATCGTATCGCTTGTAAGCACTGTATTGTCCACGATAACCAGTACAATTTCTGGAGCACTGAATGGAGCCTATAGCTTCATTGTATCGGTGCTGTCGGCTATACAGAGCTTCTTCAGTGGTGTATTCAGTAGCATAGCATCATTCGTAAGCAGCACGTTCAGTAACATACTGAGCGGAATCACCAGCAAGGTGTCCAGCATCAAGGATACCATTGTAAACGGATTCAATGCCGCAATCAATTTCATCAAAGGACTGCCGGCCCAGGCTGTTGGATGGGGTGCCGACTTCATCAATGGTCTGAAAAACGGCATTATGTCTGGAGTCCAGGGAATTGTAAATGCAGTAAAGGGAATTGGCGATAAGATTCGTTCGTTCCTGCATTTCTCGGTTCCGGATGAAGGACCTCTGACCGACTACGAATCCTGGATGCCAGACTTCATGGGAGGATTGGCGAAAGGAATTGGAGAGAATGAAAATACCGTCCTGGACAAGGTGAAAGGACTGGCAAGCGGCATAGCAACATTGACCCAGGCAGCTACTGCGAAAGCAGAAACTGTCACCACAAGTAACATCAACAACAGTACGTCCAGCGTGACCCAGAATGTCAATATCGACAACTCGTACAGCGGCGGAAGTACAGAAACTCAGAAAAATGTATCGAAAGCCATGAAGAAATCGGCTACCGATGCAACGACTCAGATGGCGAGAGCACTCGCCTATGCAAGGGGGTAGGAAGAAATGGCAAGAAAGAAATTGCAGCCGGTAAGCATCTGGGGTATCGAGTTCGATGCTCTGATGAATGAGGATAAAACATTGTCTTCCACCATCCCGGCATATCCGGTAGAAGATGGGTTTCCGGTGTCGGATACAATCATCAATGACCCGGTAAGTATTAAGATGACTCTGTTCGTCAGCAATACTCCGGTGACCTGGTTGTATCGGCACGGAAGCTCGACCGACCGGGTGAATAAGATATGCAATCTTCTGGAGCAAAAATGGATGCAAAAGGAGCTTGCAAAAATTGTAACTACCGATGCCATCTACAAGAACATGGGAATTACCAGTATTGCAATCAAGAAATCTACGGAAATCGGATATGCAAGGGAAATCACCATAGCCGCACAGAAGGTTCGGATAACAAGCAGAAAGACCGTGGAGATACCGTCCTATGTTTTGAAAAGCGGAACGACAAAAGCAAATGCCGGGACTGCATCAACCTCGAATTCATCGAGCAAGTCGAGCGGTTCCAGTTCTTCTGGAAGTAGTTCATCATCCAGTTCGTCATCGAAGTCTGGATCAAGTAGCAAATCCGGAAGCAGTGCTAAGAAGTCTGCATCTATCCTATACGGGGCAGCAAGCGGTCTTGGATTGATTTAGGGAGGTGGAGAAATGCTTTACATCAAGGTGCCGGACATGAACGATAGTATGTCTACGCTGTCGATTGACGGTGTGGAGTACCTGCTCCGCTTCACCTACAACGAGAAGTATGATTACTGGAGTTTTGGTCTGTACTCCTCGGAAGAGGAGCCTATCATAGCCATGACAAGAATCGTTCCAAACTTCCCGATTATGCACTACTACACATACCATGATATGCCGGACGGCATCTTCGGATGCCTCTCTGACATAGATACGGTAGGACGGGAGGCGTTCAACAACCAGACGGCGGAGTTCGTTTATATTCCGAACGTAGAATTGGAGGAATGATATGGCAAATGATAATTTTTTAAGAACATACACGATGAAGTGCGGAAAGATGGGGAGTAAAGGATTCCAGATTGGAAATATCCATAGTGCCACAGAAACCGCACTTCATGTCTCGTTCAGTATTGAAAAGTGCGATGTCGAAAGCCCAAATACCGCCAAAGTGCAGGTATGGAATCTGTCGAATAACAACTTGAAGATACTGGATGGGAAAGACTGTGTTGTGGAATTGAGTGCCGGGTATAGCAATAACAATGCACTCGTACTTGTCGGGAATGTAACATCTGTTGTTACCACCAGAGACAACGCAGACAGAATGACAGAAATTGAAGTAATGGATGGAAGGGTTGAGCTGAGAGAAACAGTTGTTACCATATCACTGAATGGCTCAGTCAACTGCAAGGATGTCTATAACATGATTGCCAGCAAGATGGGATTGTCCATCGTATTTGCTGGCGATTTGTCGTTCAAGCAGATGCCTAACGGATTCAGCTACACCGGAAAAGCGAAAAACGCTTTGCAGAAACTGGCAAAGTATTGCGGTCACAGCTGGACGATACAGAACCAGGTGATTCAGATTACATGGCCCGGAAGGGCAGTGAATACCAGAGGATATTTGCTAAGCAGTGACACTGGACTGATAAGCATTCCGAAGCGAATCACAATTAGTGCAAGCTCAGACAGTGACGAATCTCAGACCGGATGGGAAGTTGAGTATTTCCTCAACGGAGCAATTGGTGTAAATGATATTGTCCAGCTGAAAAGCTCAACGGCAAATGGATACTTCCGTGTGTACAAAGTCACGATTGACGGAGACAACCTCGAAGGAGACTGGGTATGCACAGCACAGCTGTTGGAGATAAAGGCACAGCCTAAGCTCGACAAGAAGGCAAGCTCGTCTAAGAAGTCAAGCACATCGACTGCCAAGACAAGCAGCTCCATCAAGAAGGGCGATAAGGTCAAAGTAACCCGTACATTCAAGCAGGGAAGCAAAACAAAAGGATACCAGTATTCCGGAGGAACCTTCGTATGCTGGTACTCTGTATATGATGTCATCCAGGTTAAGGGTGACAGAGTAGTAATTGGTATCGGCAGCACTGTAACAGCTGCCGTAAATATCAAAGACCTGGCAAAGGCATAAGGAGGCGATTTACTATGATGCAAGAATTTTCACAGCAGGTGGAGGAAACAGCCAGAGCTGTCGTTGACGAAATCCACACAGCGTTACCTGGAACAATCGTTGCCTTCAATCCCGGAAGCGGTACTGCAACTGTAAAGCCGAGTGGAAAGTATATCACTTCTGACGGAAAAAGCCTGGAGTATCCTCAGATTTCGGAGGTCCCGGTTGCTTTTCCATTTTGTCCGACTGCCGGAGTTGGAGTTGCCTTCCCGGTTACGAAAGGCGATAGCTGCATAGTAATTGTGTCCGAGGTTGAATTGGACGAATGGAGAACCGGGGCGGAGTCGGAAGGCTCTCTCCGGTATGATTTGACAAATGCTATGTGCATCCCTGGGTTGCTGGACGGAGGAGCTGGACTGATAGAAAAGGCCTGCAAAAACAATGCAGTCATTGTAGGAGCTGGCGATGTTGAAGTCATGGTGTCGGATGCAGGAGCAGTTCTTACATCCGGAAGCACCAAGATGACCATTTCAGACGCTGGTGTAGCCGTCAGCGGCAATCTAAAAGTATCTGGCAATATTTCTTCCACCGGAACGGTAAAAGCCGGGGAAATCGACTTAAAACAGCACGTTCACAAATCGGCTGCACCGGGAGAAGATACCGGAAAGCCGGAGTAGGAGGTATGTATGGATATTATGTTGGACAACACTGGAGACTTGCTCATAACAAAAGCAGGAGACATCCTTCTCGAAAACTCCGTTGCACAGAAAATCCGAATCAAGCTGCTCTGGTTTGAAGGTGAATGGCGGTGGAACAAAGAAGAAGGTATGCCATACATGGCAAGTCTTCTGGTGAAGAACCCGGACCTCGATTACTTCGAGAGTATCGTCCGGGAAAAGATATTTGAAGTAGATGAAGTGGTAGATGTCAGAGATGTGCAGATTATGATGGACCCAAAAACAAGGGGAGCCGTCATCAAGTATGTTGCTCTGACTGATGAAGAAACCATCAAGAAGGAGGTGAAGATAAAATGCCAGATTATGGAGTAACAGACCAAGGATTCGTCCTAAAGAGGATGGATACCATCCTGGAAGAAATTCACGCTGACTTGACGGAAGGCTTTGGCACAGATACCAGACTGGCAGGAACATCGCTCCTCAATACTCTTGTCACCTCCTTTGGAGGTCAGATAGCCGAGCTGTGGGAGACAGCCCAGGACAGCTACTATGCAAAGTATCCTGCCACGGCAACTGGAGTCAACCTTGACAATTCGGTGCAGTATGGCGGAATCAAAAGAACTGCAAGTAAACGCACCTGTTATCCTTTGCATTGTACCGGGGATGACGGTGCATATATTCGTGAGGAAGCTATTGTTGCAACTGACACGATGCCGGAGATTCGTCTTTATTCAGCTGATGAATTTCAGATTTCCAGGGAGAATTGCAATGCAGTCGGCATAAAGGTAGCCGCAGTAGAAAATGGAGCGGCATACTCCGTTACGATAAATGGAGAGCAGTACAGCTATTCCAATGTAGAAGGCTCTGAAGGAGACATCCTTGCAGGGCTCGCCGCTGTTATTAAGACAACCGAATACACTGTCGAGTATGTTGCGAGTGACAACGTGCTGAACATTAAGGACAATACGAAGTCGAGAAGCAACGTAATCACGCTTTCAGACAATTTGACTACCGATAGTGTCACCACGATAGCGAACTTCTTCACGCAGGACTATGGAAGAATCACTCTGCCATACGGAATCGTTACAAAGCTGGTGAATAACATCACCGGATTTAGTGGCGTAACGAATCTCCTGGAGCCTACCTACGGAAGGCTGACGGAAACGGACATTGAGCTTCGGCAGTCATACATTGCGAAGTCGGCTCTTAGGTCAAATACCATGATTGAGAGTATTGTTGCTGAATTGCTGAACAACGTATCTGATGTCGAATCAGCATCCGGATATGAAAATTGCGATGATGTTGAAGATGCAAGGGGATTGCCGCCACACAGCGTAGAAATCATCGTTGAAGGCGGAGACAACAACGAAATTGCAGAAGCCATCCTTAGAAGAAAAGCTGGAGGAATCCAGACATTCGGAAGTGTCACGGTCGATGTTCCTGGAAAATATGGAGATTCCATCCCGGTTCATTTCAACAGACCGGAATATCTGTACACGTGGCTGAAGGTTGTCCTCCATGGAAACGCCGGAATGTTGCCGACAAACTATGCAGCACTGACAACTGCTTCAATTTGCGAAGACGGTGCTCAGATAGTTGCTGGAAACAGCCTGCTTACGCAGTTACTGAATGAAGGCATCTATGGTTCGGTTGCTGGCATTACCTATGTTGAGATACTCACGGCGTATTCGACCGTAAAAGGTTATGTTCCGAAGACGGAAGATTACAAGGCACAGAATATCATCGTGACATCAAGGCAGAAAGTTCTGATTGATGAAACCAGAATCGAGGTGACGTTCAATGCAGATAGTTGATGCTTGGCTAAGAGATTTGCCTCAGCAGTTTCTCGGCAAGAAGAATATTGAGGTGCTGATTTCAGCATTTGCAAAGCAGATGCAGGAAGTGGAGAAGGTGTTCTCGGATATCAACTCCATGACTGATCTTGATAATGCAACCGGGAAAAACCTCGACATGGTAGGAACCATCATTCCGCTGACAAGAAAGGAAGCCGGGGAGCTTGCCGGGATAGGAGTCACTGATCCAGTCATCTCTGATGACAGATACCGACAGTTCCTCCGATATAAGAACCTGGTGAATACGAATGAATGCACCTACTACGACCTCATGGATGGATTGTCATTGCTATGGGATGTCTCCCCGATTTATTACATCGAGGACCCGGATATGCCAGCAACGATTATTCTGACAATGCCGTTCTTGAAACCTGGAGGGGAAACAGTCCGACTTGGAGAAGTGCCGATGGTAAAACCTGGAGGTGTCCGGATAGAGTTTCAGTACCTTATCCGGTATGCAGTAGAAACTTTTGTTAGGTGGATTTACCAGGTGTACGATGTGCCGCTGTGCAACCAGCTGTTGTGCGGCCAGCATCCGAGAAGAGGTTCGCTTGGCGAAATACTTCTGTTGCAGACAGAAGTTGACCTGGAGGAGATAAAGAAAATCTTCCAGAACACGTTGACCGGAACAATCCGGGTAGGAGGAAAACTGTACGACTCCACGAAAGGCGAAATTGTCACCGATGATGTGGAGATTTCCATAAATTCAGATTACCAGATTGAGGAGTTAGTCCTCGCCGGGCAGGTGGTGTCCGGAACTCACCCGATACAGTCCGTCAATGGATATGTAGTAGGAACCACCATAGAAGCCGCAAGTGGAAGCATAACCGCTGCGGCTGATTTGCCGTTATCCGGCACAGTTCCTATCAAGTCCGTAGAAGGCGTAATGATAGGTAGTAGCGTTGAAGCTGATAGAATTGTCAGCAATCACAAAGTAAACGCTCCTCTCAGCGGTACGCTTGTCACAAGCGGTACTATGGAGGAGAAATCGCTGGTTGTCAGTACAAAGGCAGTCAGCGGCATCCCAGTAGTCCATATAGCTACGGTAACGCCAAGGAGATGCGGAACCGGAGTTTGTGGAAATAAATCATAAGGAGGTAGAAAACAGATGTCTTTTTGGTCCACAGAATTTATGAATGACCGAAGGAAGCAATGGCTGGCGGCACTGGTAAAGTTCCAGTTCCGTGTAGGCTCCACCTGGTACGATGCCACGATTAACACAAAGCGTATCGTTGGCAACCGGGTGGAAATCATCGTTGGCTTCCCAAGAACATCATCCGGCAGTCAGACGATTACGGCAGTCCGTATCATTGATGTGACCGGAAAGCAGTGCGGCTACCAGGAAACGGAAGTCGTAAGGGCATCAAACCAGGGAGTTCTTACTAAGTTTGAGTTCCCTATCTACGAGAAAGAAGGTGAAGCATAATGAATGGAAGAGAACAGCCGTATCTGAACGGCAACGGAACTGGGACATACGAAGCTACTCAGTGGCTCGATGATGTGCCTGGCATCCAGGAAGGTACTCCGCAGGACGAACAGCATTTCAACAACATGGAGTGCGGTATCAACGGAGCGAATTTGTTCAATGAGTTCCTGGCAGAAGTAGTCGGGAAACAGCAGAAGCGTCTTGACGATGTTGATGGTGAAGTAATCACGGTTACGCTCACCAACACCCAGGATTTCTATGCGAACAACTCTGTGAAGACGATTCCTCTCTCTGTGAGAAGGGATACTCTGAATTACATGGTTACGCCGGAAATCCAGGGAGATACCATCAATGTTGGCGATATTGTCATTTATGACAAGCAGGTCAACGGCTTCAAAGTAAAGTTCACCGGAAGTGCAAAAACGGTGACTTTGAAACTTTATGTTCACGGAGGTAATGCAGCATGAGTGTAGGTGTAATCATCAGAGGTGACGAAAGAAACCAGCAGATGAATCAGACGTTAAGGGAATATGGCATTGATCCGAGCAGGGCAACCACCCACCAGAGAGATATGGCGGATTGCATCGCTCAGAAAACCAACGAGGCTTACAGAGAAGCCCGTAACACAAGGAGGTAAAGTAGAATGAATGTAATCGAAGTAAACGCAGGTCCTAAGATTCCTTACTCCGTCAGCAAGAACAAAATCACGTTCAATGATGAACTGATGCTGAACCTGGAGAAGTGTGAGAGAGATTTCGATGTGTGCATTGATGTCTGCATCGACAAGTATGGCATGGTTACTACCGGATTGGGCGTAGCGTATGCCGCTCAGATTGAGATTCCGGCAAGACAGTACACTGAGGAGACTGTTGAGAATCCCGACTATGATCCGGAAGATTCCACCAGCCAGGAGAACATCACCAACAGAGAACCCGTTCCATTCAGCATGGCTAAAGTGACTCTGAAATTATATGCAATTTAAGGAGGAGAAAGATTATGGCAAATTATGATCAGTTTGCGGCGGCAGTCAAAGAGATTTCCGGAGGTAAGAACATCGTCCTTCTGGATGACCTCGGACTTCCTTCCGTGTATGTTCCGTTCAATAAAGTTAAGAATAGCGAGCTTGTAGCCGGGTTGAGTGAAAACATTCATCCGGCTTTTTTAGTGGATGGAGTTGAGAAGTCCTGCTTCTATTATTCCAAGTACCAGAATGTTGTCATCAACGGAAGAGCATACTCGCTTGCTCACAGAGACCCGAAGACCTATATTACATTCGACCAGGCAAGAGAAGCCTGCGAAGCAAAAGGTGCTGGATTCCATTTGTCCACTATGGCAGAATGGGCTGCAATCGCTCTGTGGTGCAGAAAGAACGGCACTATGCCGCATGGTAACAACAACTACGGTAGAGATGCAGCGGCTACCCATGAGAAAGGGCAGGAGTCAGCAAAAGACGGTGATAAGACCGGAAGATGCTTCACTGGTTCCGGACCTGCAACATGGGGACATGACTGGACTCAGTTTGGCATCCAGGACATGAACGGCAATGTCTGGGAGTGGAATGGCGGTATGCGTCTGAAGGAAGGCGAGATTCAGATTATCCCTTACAACAACGCTGCGATGGGCGCTGATTGCGACCAGTCTGCAACGTCTACTCTCTGGAAGGCAATCAAGAACGATGGTTCCCTGGTAGATCCTGGAACTGCCGCAACATTGAAGTATGACTGGGTAAGCGGAAAGATTCAGCTTACTACCGGAATTACGGTTGCTGAGGATGCCAGACGTTATTGCGAATACAGTGCGATGACTCTGGCAAGTGGATTGACTGCTCCGGAGCTGGCAAAGGCTCTGTTGATTTATCCGGATAACCCCGGCGGAGATTACGGTGGAGATGGTCATTGGATGAATAACGCCGGAGAGCGTTTGCCGGTTTGTGGGGGCGGCTGGAACGACGGTTCCAATGCTGGCGTGTTCGACGTGTATTTGGACAGCCCTCGTTCCAACTCGTACAGCCACATCGGCTTCCGCTCCGCTTATGTAGAACTGTAAACTGAATACTGTGTACTGAATGGCGAACGGTAGTGAGCCATTATTTTTTGAAGTCCTATGGATTGTCCGGGGAAAGTCCGTAGACAGTCCGTAGGACATTTTCACATAGGGAGGCAATATGGATAAAGAAAACGAACAAACAGAGCCAAAACGGGCATTACAGAAAATCGAGGATATGATCGAATACACATATCCCGTACTTCAGCAGTTCCCGAAGGCCGAGAAGTACGCAATGGCGGCGGACCTCAAACGGTGCATGGATACCATGCTGGAAAGGTGCGTAGAGGCAGAGAAAGCCTACTACAAGAAAACTACCTTGCGAGAACTGGATGTTGCGGTAGCCAAATGCAAGACCTATGTGAAGATTGCGTACCGTTTGAAGTTCATGTCATACAAGAAGTTTGAAATCATCAATGATTATCTTACGCAGATAGGAAAGATGGTAGGCGGCTGGATCAAGGCGATGAATGAAGCTGAGTCCAGCAGCAAAAAGAAATGAAATATACCGGGAGCAGGCTATCTACGTTTGCCGATTTGTGGGGGCAACTGGAACAACGGTTCCAATGCTGGCGTGTTCAACGTGAATTTGAACAACCCTCGTTCCAACTCGAACAGCAACATCGGCTTCCGCTCCGCTCTACCCTCAAATGTCAGAAGTTCTGCACTCATGGGTGCAGTTCCAGTACAGAGGGGATAAAGGAGTCTGTTTCCGCTCCAGCCCGGCAGGGAGGAGAAAAATGCCTATGCGGTAGGAGTGGCATGTTTTGCCGCCGCATGGGGGATAAGTGCTGCCACGGCACGAAGCCAACTTCGGAAGCCGCAAGTAGCCACAGCGAAAGCCGCTACACGGAGAAAGAGAGGATGAAGCGATGAAGATTAAAAATGTATTCGACCTCATTTTCTCGATGGAGAACCTTTATGGTGCTTTGGAAGATGCGTCCAGGGGTAGGAGATACCAGAGAGATGTTCTGGATTTCAACTACGATGCCTGGACGAATCTGACTGATCTACGGGAAGAAATACTCAGCGGAGAGTATGAGATTGAGAAGTATTACATTTTCTATATCCATGAACCGAAGCTGAGAATGATAATGTCGATTGCTTTTAAGCATCGTGTCATCCAATGGGCTATATACCGGGTTGTAAATCCGATGCTTGTGCCTGGATACATCGAAGATAGTTACGGATGTATTCCAGGCAGAGGTAGCCTAAGTGCTATGCAGAAACTGAAATACTGGCTGGAAAAGGTAGACCGCCAGGAAGGTGAGAACTGGTATTATCTGAAACTTGACATCAGCAAATACTTCTACCGGGTGTCGCACCGGGTACTGAAGAAGGTGTTGGCAAAGAAGATAAAAGACCAGAGATTGTTGGACGTACTATACAGAGTCATCGACTGCCAGCATACGCCGTTTGGTCTTCCTCCAGGAAAGAATCCGGAAGATGTGCCGCTGGAGGAACGGCTGTTTGACGTTGGTATGCCTATCGGAAATCTGCTCAGTCAGATGTTTGCCAATATCTATCTGGATATGCTGGACCAGTTCTGCAAGAGAGTTCTCGGAATCCGGTACTATATCCGGTACATGGACGATGTAATCATTCTCGGAAATGATAAGCTCCAGCTTCGGTATTGGAAGGAACAGATTGGTGAATTTTTGGAAACTGAGTTGGAACTGAATTTGAATAATAAGACTTGTATCCGTCCGATTGGTCAGGGTATTGAGTTTGTAGGATACAGAGTGTGGGCTGATAAGGTTGTTGTCCGAAAGATCACCACGCTGAGAATAAAGAGAAGTTTGAATGGAATCCGGAAATTGTATGCAGAAGGCAAGATGTCCTTCGAGAAAGTAACGGAAACCTTCCGGTGCTACATAGGTATGCTCCAGCATACGGACAGCCAGGCTTTGATAGACAAGCTGTACGAAGATATGGTTCTGATGAAAGGAGAGAAGGAATTACAGAATGGAGAAGAAGCGAAAGAATTTGTTCCTATGCTCCCACAAGAAGATTGGTATTTGTGCTATGAGCTTTTTGGAGTGCATGGAGATGTGTTCTGTGAAGAACCGATGCGAGCATTGCCTTAACTACCACATACCAGCCGGGCAGTATCCGTGCCGGGAATGTGAGTGTTTGAGGATAGATTTGAGACCGCCAGAATAAGGCGGTTTTTCTTGTGAAAGGAGGTGAAAACAAGAATGGATTTTGGAACATTGGTTGCAGCAATGAGCATCCCCTCAGCTATTACCGGGTTCTGCTTCTGGTTGCTTGAAAGCAAGATTAACAAACGCCAGGAGGAAGAGACGAAGCAGAGAGAAGAGCGACAGAAACTGCAAGATGAACGGGAGTCTGCAAGAGAGAAGCACATCCTTTATCTTGTGAAAAGCGTCGGAGCATCAATAGCTCTCGGCGAAGCTACTGCAAGGGCGGTGCAGCGTATTCCGGATGCACATTGCAACGGTGATATGCACGCCGCCCTGGAATATGCACAGCAAGTGAAACATGAGCAGAAAGACTTCATCAACGAGCAAGCTCTGAAGAATCTGTACTGAGGAGGGTCAGCGTGAAGAGGAAAAAAGAAATTAGAACCATGGACGTCATCCTGGTTATCATTGCTGTGTTCCTGCTGATGTTCATTATCACGCTCCTGGTTCTGTATTACATCACCGGGGCAATCCCGGATACCCTTTGCACTTGCGTATTTACCATATGTGGTGGCGAGTGTGGAGTAATGGGATGGATCAAGACCACCAAGGAACGTAAGAGAGACAGACAGTATGAGCTGGATGACAGAAAGCACCAGGAAGAACTGGAAAAAGAAAGTGGCAATCGCCCAGAAGAGACGATGCCGGAATAGGAGGAAAATATGCAGTTTTTGATTGAGAATTGGTATCTGCTGGTGGCAGGTATTGCAGTAGTGGCAGTCGGCGGATATGCCGTATATGTCTTTGTAAAGAAGCCGAGTGACGCACAGCTCCGGTCTGTGAAAGAATGGATGCTTTGGGCTGTAACGAAGGCTGAGAAGGAGTTGGGCTCCGGTACTGGCAAGCTGAAACTCCGCTATGTCTACGATATGTTTGTCACGAAGTTCCCGTGGCTCGAAAGGGTAATCAGCTTCGAGATGGTGAGCATGATGGTAGACGATGCCCTGGAAGAAATGAGAGAAATGTTGGAAACCAACAAGGCAGTCCAGGAATTTGTGAATGGTCCTACTAAGGAGACCGGGAAGGAGCAGTAAGTATGGCTTTGGTTGGAAATACGGTGAAGGAGCAGATTTGGAATTTCCTTCGAGATAAGGGAATGAGCAAATGGGGAGTTGCCGGGCTGATGGGTAATCTGTATGCAGAATCTGCTCTGAACCCGAAGAATTTACAGCAGAGTTTCGAGAAGAAACTCGGATACACAGACGAATCCTACACCCTGGCTGTCGATGCCGGGACGTATGATAACTTCGTGAGAGATAGTGCCGGGTACGGCCTGGCACAATGGACGTATTGGTCCAGAAAACAGAATATGCTCGATTACGCCAGCAAGCAGAAGAAGTCAATCGGTGACTTGGAGATGCAGCTGGCTTTTCTTTTTGAAGAACTCAGCAAGAGCTATCCGACTGTCCTGGCAAAGCTGAAGTCGGCACGTTCGGTGAAATCGGCATCTGATACCGTTTTAACTGAATACGAAAGACCAGCAGACCAGGGAAGTGCGGTCAAAGCAAAGAGGACTGAGTACGGGCAGAAGTATTTTGATGAATTTGCAGGGGCAGAGAATAAGCCCCAGAATGGAGGTAGTAACATGAATGAAGCACAGTTAAGACAGAAAGTAGTCGGTATCATGCAGGGCTGGATTGGATGCAAGGAGAGCGATGGAAGCCACAAGAAAATCATCGACATCTACAACGCACATAAGCCGCTGGCAAGAGGATATAAGGTGCAGTACACGGATGCCTGGTGTGCAACCGGAGCGTCTGCGGCGGCAATCGTTGCAGAACTGACCGACATTATCCCTACTGAGTGCGGATGCAATCAGATGATTGCATCGTTTGCGAAACTTGGTTCCTGGGTGGAGGATGATGGATACGTTCCGGCTCCTGGCGATTATATCTTCTATGACTGGCAGGACAACGGAATTGGTGACAACAGAGGCAGTGCCGATCATGTTGGTATCGTCGAGAAGGTTGTCGGCAGCACAATCACTGTGATCGAGTGCAACATCAAAGATGCCTGCGGAAGAAGAAATCTCCAGGTGAACGGAAGATATATCCGTGGCTTTGGAGTTCCGAAATATTCCAGCAAGGCAACACCTGGAGAAAAAGAGGAAGTCGTTATTGGCGGTTCTCTTAAGGTTGGCGATGTAGTGAATTTCACCGGAAGCAAGCAGTTCACCAGTTCCTACTCCGGAGGACAGCAGAAATCAGCGAAGCCTTGTAGGGCAAGGATCACTGCCGTAAGTGCCGGAAAACCGCATCCGTACCACCTGGTAGCACTCAGCGGAGGCAAGGTTTACGGCTGGGTAAATGCCAGGGACATCGAAGGTGCGTCTTCCGGAAACAAGGCATTCGGAATCGGGGATAAGGTTCAGTTCTCCGGAAGCACTCAGTACACCAGTAGCTACAAGGGAGCCAGGGCAGTAGGAGCCAATGCTTGCGAAGCTAAGATTACTGCCATGAATAAGAATGGCGCTCACCAGTACCACATTGTCGGTGACGGTGTGTATGGCTGGGTAAACGCATCCGACATCAGCAGATAGGAGGTCCAGGGATGAAAAACTACATCGGCGTAAAGATTGTGAAGGCGAAGCCGGGAACCATGGCTGAAGCCCAGGCTATGAAGTGCGGATGCCCGGTTGAAGTCCAGAAGGAAATCTTCCGGAAGTCCGGCACAAAGGACCAGGAAGGATACATTGTTAAGTATCCGGATGGTTATATTTCATGGAGTCCGAAGGAAGTTTTCGAGGAGGCATACCGGGAACTTGGCTGCACAGATTTCATCAATGAAGAATAATTAAGAGAAGGAGCTTCTCCGATGCAAATTTGCACCGGGGAGGCTCTTTTTTTATTGCTCACAAATGGAGCTGGTGTCAATAATAATTTTCGACAAAAATAAGATTGCTGTTTTAGGCAAAAATCCGGATTCTGTTCAAAATAATTTTCTCAATACTTTATACCTCTACGAAAGACAATGCCGGAAAAAGGCAAATAAGAAGTCCCAGGAGATAGAGGTTTCTCAGAGAAAAAATCAGAGCGATTCTGCTCGAAAAATTCCCAAAAAAATATGTGTCCGTTGGACTGTCACGGGGACAGTCACGGAAAAGATAAGTAAAACGTCCATGGACGGCTTCTGATTTGACCCGATTTTTCATCGGTATCAGAAAAAATGCTGATTCAGTAGTTCAGTAGACAAATCGGAATGGCTTTCTTCCTAATTATAATATACGCCCAATTTCTTGTTGTCCTTGTGACCGTCCACCGGACAGTCCGTGTGACTGTCACGCAAAACGTCCTTGACCATACCGTCACCGTAACCGTAACCAATTATTAAATATATATATGTGTGGATAATGTGGAAAAGTCGGTGGATAAAACTCGAATATTCCAAATTTATTTCAGTATAACTATTGACAACGATGGTGTCAGTGCTACGATACGCCCGTAATCAAACAATGCTTAATCTAAGCGAAGAAGTAGCCAGTCAGATGGTTGTTCCAATCGGGCGGCTGGCAAAGAGTAGCAAGAAAAGCAGATGGAAAATTCCAAAATAAATTCAGTAAAACTATTGACAAACTGGAATATTCCAGTTACGATGCGTCTAAGATGAAATATCAGTTGAACTACTGAAATGAGTAGAGGATATGAAGGTTAAGGTTAAAGTTTATGACGGTGTTAAATACAATGCGGACAGCGAGAAGGTTGCGGAAGTTGAATATCAGATAAAAGGCTACGAAGTTGTTACTGGTAGCAGAGCAACAGAAATCGGTTTATCGACAGATGAAAACAGCCGGGATGAATACAATGAGTACCTCGTGCTTGAACTCGAAAATGGTGAGACTGCTACATTCTGCAATTCTCATGTTGATATGTTCAGATTGTAAGGAGGCGGACATGGCAGTGAGCAGAAAGTTCTACCAGGACAGATGGAATCCCGACAAGGTTTGGGAGGTAGTGAAGATGGTTGGAGGATATTACCTCTGGCAGTACATAAAAGGCAGTCAGTTCGGCAGAGGAATTAAGACCAGCAAGAGATTCATAGCCAGCATCGGCATTCTGGATTTCCAGGAAGTAGCCGGGGTGAGATAGGAGACAGATATGAAGGAATTGAAAGAGATCAGATACAAGCTGATAGAAATGGCAGAGAATGAAGCTACTCAGATGTTCAGACTTGCCTGGAGAGCAAAGGCTCATGGATGCAAACCGGAAACAGTAGAAGCAATCCGGAATGAAGGAAGATGGCTGCATGAAACCGCAACGGCATATCCGGAAAGATTACTCAGATGGCAGTTTGAGTATGAGTTCAAGTATGCGTTCAGATTGGGAGGCGTATGACATGATGGAATCGAGAAACAGCTACGGCTGGGGAATGACTGGCAGTGATAAAAAGGGCTTTGAATGGGAGCTGGTGGATGAATACGGGAAGTTACAGAGCGGATATGTCTACAAGACAGAAGATGAAGCTATCCGGGAGTGCAGAAAGTTCTGTAAAGAATCCAAGTGCCGGGGAAAAAGTGAGAACACAACGATTCGGGCGATTCCTGCAAGCCCGAGAAGATTTGAATATTAGGAGGTAGCGGAATGGAAGAAAGAGATTTAAGAATCTGCCCGGTTTGTGGGAAGGAAGTCCCCAGGGAAGAAATGAGTTTCACAAGAGATTGCCATGGTATTGTATTCCGGCTTGTATGTTGGGACTGCTATGACAAGTTGATGGCGAAGGGATATGACGGTGAATATTACACCGAAGCTGATGAACAGATCGAAGATGATTACTAAGGAGACACATGATGGCAAGGAAGGAACAAAACGAAACTTTGAAAAGAAGATTCATCAATGAGATGTACGGAAATTACAAGTCCTATCTTAGAGCCAGGAAAGACGATTACTGTAAGGTTCAGTACGAATGGTCATGCTGGATAGATAGTCTGTGTAAGGCTGGTGAAATTTCACAGAAAGTTTATGACAGGGCAACTTTTTAGAGGGGGTGCAGCAGATGAAAATTAGAAAAGGCTGGAAAGTCAAGATAGAGGACATCGGACCGCTGGCAACCTGCACGAAGGCAGGAAGCCGGGAGATTGAGATAGAGCTGGAAGGCGTGAGGATGATGATTCCTACCAGTATTTGCCGTGTGGCGGAAAGGAGGGCGGCGTAATGAAAGTTAGATTTGAACAGTGGAATGCAAACGGATTTGTTTGCGAAGGTCAGATGGAAGTGAAGGATATTCCAAAGACACTGCTGGAGTTCGAGAGGAAGGCAAAAGATTTGCTCGATAGTACCGGAGCCGATCATGTCGTGTATGCCTTGAAGCGGTATGGGGAGCAGAGCGGAAAGCTGGAATGTATCAGTTTTTATGAAGGAACGGCACTTGATGACAATGTATTCACAGAGAGGTGCGGCAAGATTGGCGGAATTGTATACGCACTGCACAGGAGGTAGGTTATGAAGTATTACAGCACACAGCGTCCAGTTATGCCGGGTGGATACCCGAAGACACAGAAGGTTGTCAGAATAGAGAATTTCGACAGAAGGGAACATATCCCCAATATTAACCGGGATGCCTGGGGATGGATCGAGTATGAGCAGGCATTGGCGGATAAAGAAGCTGCTGACTACGAGCTGGTTCCGGAAGTGCCGGAAAAGGAGAGACTGAAGGCAATTCTGAATAATGCAGTAGATATGATCGTTGAGCATGAATCTGGCGATTGCAGCAGATATGAGACAAAGAAGGAGTTCTGGTTGTATCTGCTTGGAGAGCTTGGAACTGATCTGATTGAAATGCACGATCTTGGTATTGATTTGATTGATTTATACGATGCGGAGGTGTGGTGATGAAGAAACTGATTTTCAATAAGAACACCGAGAACCTGGTGGAGATCGCCATGGTGTTTGCGGCTGTGGTTCCAAGATATCCGAAGCTGACAGATACAGACAGTGTTGCCTGGAAGCAGAAGTTCGTTGAATGGGCGAATGAGTTCGAGGATAAATATGGCGAGGTGGAAGATTTTGACGTGGAACTTGGCAGAAGCTATCTGGAGGTAGTTGCAGATTTTGCCAAAGAAAAGATTTTGGAATATGGAGGTGTAGAAGAATGTCGATGAAATTTTACTTCACATTTGGTAGTTGGGAGAAGTTCCCGTACAAGAATACATATCTGATTGTTGTGGCATCCAGCTACAAAGATGCAGTGGATGGGTTCAGAAAAAAACATCCGGACATCATACCTGGCTATATGAATTGCAGCTTTTGCTACTCCGAGAAGGAGTGGGAGGAGGCTGGAAAGTATTACGGGAACTGGAAGCCAGCAGAGGTTATCTGGACCGAGAATTGCTTCGGGAAGAAGCCGGATGGGTACGGCGATGTGTTTGTGTTCGTTCCAGAAATGAAGCAGATTATCCGAATTGCTGAGGGAAGCGGAGATAATCTCCTCCCGGAAGATGAAGAAGCCGGATATGTGGACTATATCTACTATGAGCAACACGAACTCAGTAACGGTATGCCGGAAGTAGACGGAGGACAGATTCTCCTCGAAGAAATGCTGAGAGATAAGTATTCGTGCATGGCGGATTGCATCGAGGACGTGTTGAGCATGGCGTATGACAACTACCCGGTTGACTGCATGATTTTAGTGTGAACACGGTAAGGGATGGAGGCGATTTTTAGGTGCTGGAAGAATACATCAAACAGTATGTTGCTGCCAAAAAGGCAGGAGATGCAAAGGAGATGCGGAGAATTGAGAAAGAACTTAGCTCTCTCGGAATGGATCAGATGACCCTTGATATGCTGGCGAAGGAGTACGAATAATTCCCGGAAAAACTTCAGTTTTTCTATTGACACCCGGTACGCAGGTGTTACCGTACGTTCGCAATCAAAAATAAACACATTGCGGAACGGAGGGAGATGCCGATTGGGAGCCAGAAGGAGCTGAGGAAGCTGAAGCGGAAGGTAGAAATGCTTGAAGCCCAGGTGGAAGAACTCAGCAGAAAAATCGAAGCCCAGGAAAACAAGAAAATCCGGATTGGTAAGATAGTAAGTTTGACCGCTGAAATCTTAACAATCATCGCAGGAATTGTAGCGATAGTCGAATTGTTCATGTAACCCAGGCTCCAGGGAGGAGTTGATAGCCTCCCACATGGGATGGAGGAGCTTTTCCTCCACCCATGCTATAAAAATACCACGATTGGAGGGAAAAGTAAATGGAGGCAACTAAGAAAGTCTGTAAGGCAGCCGGAGTTATCTGCCTGGTAGTAGCGGTCGGAACCGGAATCGCAGCATTTGCCCTGGCAACAGTGGTATTTGCGGCGGTAGCAATCGGAATCGAGATTAAGAATTGGAGGAAATAGATTATGAGCGAAGCAATGAAGCTGACAGAACAGCAGATTGAGCAGCTGGCTGTAGAAATCAGAGAGTACCTGCTGGAGCATGAGATGTGGCAGGATGTTGATATTTATTTCAACCACAAGAGATTTGGATGCAAGGACCCGGAAAGCGGAAAGTATTACTACAATGACCGGGAGAATCTGTTTGTGGAGGAAGGCATTGAACCGCAGACGTATTTCGAGTACGTCAATCCGGACCACATCCTCAGCATGAGCTTTGAAGGTCCGGTTTGCGAGATGCTTTACTATGACGAATACCCGGCTATCAGAAAGGGATTCGATGCAATCTTCGAGAAGTACGGACTTTACTATGAGTTCGGTCATCACTGGAATTTCAGCTGCTATTACATTTAGGAGGTGGTGCAATGGAGCGATTTGAAGATATAAACCCTGGCTTAAAAGCAATGCTTGACAAGGCAGAGGAACTGGAATGGTCCTATGACGTATGGATAGAAGAAAGTCGAAATAGCAGAACATACGCAGAATTGGAAAGATATTCTCCGGCTGGAGAGGATTTCTCCATCATTGTTGATTTTGAAAAAGACCACCAGGTCGAGACTTTCCTGCGAGATTTGAGAGAGTATTATGAAAATTTCGATGTGGACGATCATGTTGAGATGTGGATGCCGTCAAGAGGAGAAAACGGATGTCCGTCCAGCATAAAAGCGCTTGTTGAGGATGCTGAAGCCATCGAAAGCATGATTCTGGAACTGCTTGATGCCCTGGAGGACATGGAGGTGGATTGTCGTTGAGCGATGAAGTAAAAGTTGGTAAGTGCGTTGTTGACGAAGACGGAGAGCTTGTGGAACTGGAACGTGAGTTTTACGGGCAGGGGATGATTTTCAAAGATGAACACGCTTTTTACCATGAAGCAAAAACTCCCTGCTATGTCCCGGAGCTGTCAGATACAGTCTACACCAGAGAAGATTTTCTCCAGATGTGTAATGAGCAGGATGACATAGCAGAGGTGGTGTTCGGAGCTGTTGACTGGCAGCATCCAGAAACTTACCTGGACGAACAGTACGCCCAGGGAGAAATGGCAACCTGCAAGGTCTGCGGAAAGATATTCCTCAGCTATGAGGTGAAGAATTGCCCGAATTGCGGAGCGGAAGTGAAGGAGGAAGAATAGATGGAAAATGTAAGTTTGAAGGTTGAGCTGGAAATCGTGCTTACCCAGGAAGATATTGATGACATCATGTGCGGAGCATTGGAAGGCGGCATTACATATTGGTGCAACAGAGCAAAGGTTGTTGGAGATTACCTTGGAGAATACGGGCATGAGCAGATTGCAAGGGGCGGAAAGCTGGAGCTGCATGATTGCGAGGAAGACAAGGTTTATGTCCTTGACCTGGAGAAGTTGCTGAAAGGCATTGAGCTTTGGGCGAAGAACCCGGTTGGATGTAACTGCCTGGAACAGAAAGACGGACACCTGGAGTTTAATTGTTGTAATGCAGACGCTATTGTGTGCGATGCAATCATCCAGTACGCATTGTTTGGAGATGTGATTTATGGATAAAGGCAAGAGTAAGGTTACAGAGCATAGCGAGATTTGCATATTCTGCGGCAGACAAGCCGAATGTGAGCATCATCTGATATTCGGAGTTTCACAGAGGGATAAGGCAGACCAGGACGGGCTGGTGGTTCCGTCCTGCAATAACTGCCACAACCTCGGAAAGTTGCTCAGTAGAGTACATGAGAATCCGATGGCAGAGAAACTGTCGAAGATGTTGGGGCAGGCTGTTTGGGAGCGAAACTGGATACTGAAGGATGCCGTCCGTGACGATGAAGAAGCCCAGGAACTTGAAAGCAGCAATGCCCGGAAGGAATTTATGAAGCGATACGGAAGGTCATATCTGTAAATTGGCTGTATTGCAACGGAGCAAAGAAGAACCTATCAAATATACCCTGGCGATGCTGAAAAAGGCTGCCAGGGGCGTTAAATAAACCACAAGGAGGTCTGGAGATGAAGATATTGTTACATGTTTTGGCTGGTGCATGGGATACCGCCTACACTGATGGAACCGGAATTGTCGGAGTTGAAGAAGACATCAGAAAGCTGAATGTAAAGTTGGAGCATATCAAGGAAACGAAGGCGAGTGAGTACCTGGAAAATCCGTATGGCGATACTGAGGAGGAAAGCGGAGATAGACATTATGAAATCACCGATGCTGCCGGAGGTTATGCGAAGTTTTACATCACAGAGCATTATGTAGATATTTCAACGGAGCTAATGGGAGCGATCAGCCGGGAAATGAGCAAGATTGACCGCAGAAGTGACATCGAGGAGTATCTGCGAGGCTTGAATGAGAGCGGAAACATCAGTAACTGGAAGTATGAGTACATGATGCGAAAGTCGGAGGTTATGGAGCAACTTATCGAATTGTTTGATAAATTGGAGGATTGCAACACACCGTTCAATTCCACGATGGATATTGTTGTTGGAATGGTGTCAAAGGAGATTGAGATGAACGATGAAGTGCTGGATTTTCTCTGGGAGGAGTTTGGCGATGTTCTGATAGATGATGACGAGTGCATCCTAGATGACTTCATCGGATTTGAAGCCGGAACTCACCGGGAGGAAGTATGGCACTGGTTTGACGAACGCTATTCCAAAGGTGTTGCTCACCTCATGTTTGGAGAAGAAGCAGGAGGTGAGAACCAATGAAGATTCTGAAGATGTATGTAGCACGAAAATATGGAAATGTGCATTATTACTGTCTGTTTGATGAAATGCCGGAAATCACTTATGAGAAGATTGGCACTGATTTTGTCGGCTCGGCGGTTGATGATGATGGAGACATAATATTCAGTCACTTCTTACACAAGGGAAGCAGCGGAGCGTTTGGTGGTAGAGAATTAGCACTGACTATGAAAGATGGAAGCACCCAGAAGATAAAAGATTACTGGTGGGATAATGGGTACTATCGGCAGCATGGTGAGTTTGTAGATATAGGGGCTGGAACTTTAGAAGAATTGCAGGAATGCTACGTGTACTATGGTTGCAATATAAACAAGGTTGCTTTTCAGAAAATGCTTGATGATTACTACTCCAGAGAAAAGGAATATGCGTATTACGATATTGAAGCATGGGCTAATATGCAATATACATGGTATCCGGTGATGATAGATGGAAAAGTATTTGAACCGCTGATGGTGAACGAAAAAGGTCACTTCGCAGAAAGAACAACGAAGAAAAGGGTGCATCCAAGAGAAAACAGATACAGACATTTTAAGAAAGCGGATAAGCGTTTCGTACTTTGGTTGTTCAAATATTCCTACAAAGACGGGAAGCGGCTTGTGAAGATAGAAAGAAAACTTGATGAAGTTTACAGAGATTCGCTTCCACTTATGGAAGATGAATTGGAGAAGATAATCAAAGGAGAGAGATAGGTATGCTGATTTTAGGACAGAGCGGAGATGTCATGGTGAACCTGGAAAGAATCCAGGCAATCACAACATATTGTTTCGGAGATTTTGAGCGAGGCAAGAAGGTGGAGAAGAAATGTCGGGTTCTTGCATGGTTCGGAACCGGGGAAGATGATTGCTTGGGAATTGGAGATTACGAGACCGAAGACCGGGCGAAAGAGATTATTAGAGCGATTTGGCAGAAGTACGGAGAATATCTGCATCGACCGGGAGGTCCTGCGATACTGCGTGGATCAGTTGATATCCCGGAAACTGTCTGGGTACTTCCAAAGCTGTATGAGATGCCGCAGGAATAGGAGGTAGCTATGGCAGAAGCGAGAAATTTAAGTTTTAGAGTTGAAGGAGAGTTCATAACAAGACTTGCCCGTGAAAAAGTGTACCTGGAAGGCGATATGGCGTATGCAATGCAGCTTCTTCTGTCCTGCATGGACGGGACGGACCTGGAGGAGTTCGAACTCAGACAGATGGCGTTCTCGATAATCAATGGAGAAGCACGGCTAAAAGGAACATATCCCGGAGAAGATTACGGGTTCGAGTATTTGGAATCAAAGGATGAAAAATATGATTTGGCATCGTACATCTCGAAACTCAGAAGTGAGTGCGAAAAGGCGAAAGAGGAATCTGAAAAGATGACGGGCTGGTACAACATAGCCATGAATCATGTGCCGGAATATAAATGGGATGATGTACTGGTAGAAACTGGACAGAAAAAGCCAGACAGAACTTCGTTTGGAAACAGCCTGCTTGATGGATTTATGAAGCGGATGATGGACGAAGAAGAACACACCACAGAAGACTACGGATGGCTTGAACCTAATGGGACCTTCCACGGGGTTGAATGGGGAGAACATACGAAATGGGCTGACGATTGGCTTTGCGAGAATCTGACGGAAGACGAATATGAAAAAGTCGAGGAAGAATATTATCTGTCCAGCGGCGGAGACGCATTGGTTGACCGTGGCTGGGTGCTGCTTCATAACCCGTCCTATGGAATTGCTTTTCCCACCAGGAAGGAGACTGGGAGATATACGAAAGCTCAGAAGGAGTTCCTCTACGATTACTACATGGAGAGAAACTGCGAGAAGGAAGCAAATGCAGTTTACCAGGAAGAGGAGGACTAAATGGAACGTAATAATAGACCGGAGATTACAGCAATGTTGTCTTTGTCGATTCAAAAGCACATTTCGCCGCATAACGATCCGAGAATTTACTGGGCGAGGGAGGTCACATTCGACTACGCTACAAGCAAAGCAGTTCGGGTTGATTACATGAAGTTTAAGCCAGTGAATAACACTGTATCCGGAATTGAGAAGGGTGATTTCTACTGCTACGAGGTGAAGTCGTCCGTAGAAGATTTTCATTCGGAGAACGGTCACAATTTCCTTGGAGATTACAACTATTATGTTATGCCAGAGGAAGTGTTTGAGAAGGTTAGAAATCAGATACCGTACAACGTGGGCGTATATGTTCCGGATGGAAAGAATTACCGAGGTGAATGGTACGATTTGAAATCCGTTAAGAAAGCGGTGAGAAAAGACCGGGAGAAGCCGGTATCAGAGATGTTGTTGATGATGTTTAGGTCGGCGGTCAGAGAAAAAGATAGAGGAGGAAAGAAGTAAGTGAAGAAAGCATCAGAGATTGTATTGAATTGCCTGGAAGAAAAGAAATTATCGCAGAGACAGTTGGCAGCACGGATGGGAGAGGATGTCAGAAACCTCAATCAGCAGCTTCATCGTCAGAACGATATGAAAGTTGGAAGATTTTCCGATGTCCTGGAACACGTCGGATACCGACTGGAAGTGGTTGAGAATGATGGCATCCAGCGAGTGTGCCAGGAGTATGCAAGACAGATTATCGAAACCATGGAGCCGAGAGGCTACTTCTATACGTTCGAGAATGGCATCTATACCGGAATTGACAATGGGACTGGTGATGCTTGGAGCGAAGATTTTGATTCCTGGGAGGAGTGCATGAAGTGGCTGAGACACGAACCTGCCGTGGACGCACACGGGGAACTGCACGAGGTGTAAAAAACTCAAAAAACATCAGTTTTTCTATTGACAACGCAGGTGGTGCTGCTACGCTACGTCCACGATAAAAAATACCTGGGAGGTAAGTCGATATGATGAAAGATGAATTTGAGAAGCTGATTGGAAAGTCTGTTCCGATGGAAGAGTACAAGGTGATTGAGATGGTTTATACCTGGCACCCGGCAATTTCCAGCACTGAAGGAAAGGAGCAGATGCAGACGCTGTACACCCAGTTCGGAATGTCAGTCATCAATGCAATGGTTCCAGTAGCCAAGAAAATGATAGAGCTGGACGAAGAGAGAAGACATCTCGAAGCCAAGCTGAAAATCATCGGAGAAAGAGAGCAGATGCTTTCTGAAGGAGACTTCTCCCTGGAAGAAGCTATCGATGAAATTGGAAAGGCATTCAAGGAAGCGGAAGATGATAAGAAATTCAGCGAAGCTGTAACCGCAATGGAATACGACAATGATATCAAGAACTTAGCGAGAAAGATTTTGGAGGTGTAAAGATGTACGAACCGGACTATGACGGAGATATGAAATATTACCAGGATCAGCTGACGGCGAAGGGAATTACAAAGGAAATGCTCGACATGGATAACTATGTCGGGCTGACCGCCAGAGAGTTGCAGAGCATCGTTGATGGTGTAAGACTCGTGAAGAAGGAGGCAGTGTAGATGTTCAAAATCGAAATTGCCACTGATGGGGCAGTTTTTAAGGAACCATACGAAGGAACAGATGACAGATTCCAGGAAGGGCTTGAAATCAAGAGAATCCTGGAAGATGTTGCAGGTCAGATTGAAGCCGGAATGACTTCTGGACCTTGTATGGACATCAATGGAAATAAAGTCGGTAGCTGGAGCAGATAGGAGGGTTTGGCATGGAAGAAAAATGGCGGCTTGGTGAAGATTTGAGCGTTGAAGATAATATGCTCGATGGCATCACCTTTGCAGATATTATTTTGGCAGTCCACCACAACTGCCGGGAGATTACCCCGGAAGCCATCCGGAAGGAAGTTCTCGATTTCGTAGAAATGAGACTGGATGACATGAAATGTTTGATGGAGAAGAATCTGGATGTGATTGCGGCGGAAGCAATGAAAGGGAGGTGTTAGATATGAAGAAGGTTATCAATCCTTGTATGTGCGAGGTTTACAACGGCAGAGCCAGGGGCTTCGTTAAAATCGAATACGATGACGGAAGACTGAGTTTATGTGGAGTAATTGGTCCTATGAGCAATGGAAACGCCAAAGGATCATGCGGACAGTGCATTGATGAAATCCGGGAAGGTGAACCGACCGAAGGATGGACCAGGGAGATGCTTGATAAGCTGTGTCAGATTTGGGACAGATGGCATCTGAACGATATGAACCCTTGCTGCGAACATCAGAGAGAACTTGGATGGCTGGAAAAGGCAAGAGAAAATGTTACTCTGTACCACTTCAGATTAAAGAGAGAAGTGTGTGATGCACAGAAAGAAGCCGAAAAGGCTGCGATAGCTGCTTTGAAGGCTGGGAAACCGTTCTATCCAACTAAGGAGCAGACAAGAGTTGCAAACCTTGCGTACTCGATAGTCACAAGCGATGCGTATGCTCCGGAAGAATATGAACCGAAGAAGCCGTTGTATTCCGGAGATACTGGTCCGACAGAAACAAAGGCTCTTGGATGGCTGAGACCGGAAGAACATCCGGAAGGATTGCTTTGCAGACCATGCCCGGTATGTGGATATAAGTACGGGACAAGCTGGAAGAAGGAGGAGGTTCCCCAGAAAGTGATCGACTGGCTGTTTTCGTTGCCGGACACCAGAGTAAAGCCTGCATGGGTGTAAGTGGAGGTGGCAGCTGTGAAAAAATCAGACTATGACAGAATCATCGTAGATACGAATGAGAAGATGGGAAAAGTCATCCAGTGGTATCAAGATAACCAGAAATGGATTGATAAGCAGGAGTTCCTGGCTCCGATGGAAAGCGGCTGCATCATTCTGAAAGAGGAAGAACTTGAAGTTACCTTTGAAAGCAAAGGAAAGGTTGTAGAGCTGGCTGTCTATCCGAAAGGAGGAGACATCCCGGCTCTCACCTGGGACTACAATCCGGTCACGAAAGAGTATAGCAATTATAGGTATCCTGCACATCTGTCAGAGAAAAAGAGGAAGATGATGCAGATGGCACTGGCTTATGATCGTACCGATTTCAAAGAGTCTATCAAGTACCATTCTCTGATGATGTTTGCTGCACATTACGAGGAGGTCATAGTTGCCGATGAAAAGCAGAGCGTCCGAAGGACGAAGCATGAAGCGAAGATGCTCCGGAAACATCCAGGGCAGAAATTGAGCCTGGTAAAGAAGACGTATGTGGTGAACGATTTTTCCGGGGATGACCTGCATCGGTATGGAGAAAAGAGAAGTTACACCAAGCCAGACCATGAAGTCCAGGTAAAAGGATTCTACCGGAGATGTAAGAACGGTAAGAAAACCTGGGTGAAGCCGTTCTCCAGATACAAGGAAAAAGGCGGCAGGCAGCCAAAAGAATATAAGATTTAGGAGGAAAAGCAATGAGCGATAGCAAGTATTACAGAGGTCAGATTTACTATGTGTATCCGAAAGATTATACCGGATGCGAGCAGGGCGGCGGAAGACCTGCGGTGATCGTCAGCAACGATGTCGGGAATGAGTATTCCAGAGTGGTCGAAGTTGTGTTCCTCACCACCAGGGAGAAGAAGCCGTTGCCGACACACGTTGCAATCAATTCTGCGAAGTATCCGTCCACGGCGTTATGCGAGCAGATTGATACTGTTGACAAGGAGAGAATTGGTGGCTACATAAACGAAGTTACCCAGGCAGAGTTGAAGAATATCGAAAAGGCGTTGCTTGTAAGCCTGGACATCTCCTGCAATCTGAAAGGAAGTAAGGCACTGGAAGCCTGGAGAAAACTGATGGAAGATTACCAGGAAGAAGAAATCTACGAAGAACCGGAGGTAGACAACATTTCCATCCAGGAAAAGCTGGGAGAAGCTGAAAAGAAGATGGAGACAGCTGAAATTCCGGTTCCAAACCCGATTGACGGGTACATCGACCTGGAGGCGGCTCCGGAGTATATCCGGATGAAAGCCGAAAGGGATGTCTATAAAGAACTGTACATGAATTTGCTACAAATGAAAGCGGCAGTATAAGGAGGAAAAAGTATGAAAGTAAAATGTGAGAGAAATTGCAAGGAGAGCGTGAATGGATTCTGTCAGATGTCTGAAATTGACATCCTGGCAGACGGTATGTGCGGAAGATACAACTGCAAGCCGGAGTTCGAGCCGTTCAGAGAGGACAATGTGGTTGTGTTTGATAACGCAGGTCTGCCTTCCATTATGGTGAAGTTTACCAGAAATCCGGATGTTCCTACGCATCCGATGTTCATTATCGGCGGCAAGACCTACAACACGCTGTATATTTCCAAGTATCCGAATACGATTATCAATGGTAGAGCGTACAGCCTTCCTATGCAGAAACCTTCAGTGAATGTTACCCAGGAAGCGGCAGAAGCAGCTTGCTTCAGTAAGGGAGAGGGATGGCACTTGATGACCGCAATGGAAAGAGGGTACATCGCCAACCTCTGCAATGATACTGGCATCTTCCCTCATGGGAACACTGACAGAGGAAAGTACCATGCAGATGAATCTGAGCAGGGCGTATGCTTTGACGGATACCAGACACTGACGGGTTCTGGTCCGGCAACCTGGAGCCACGATCATACCGTATTTGGCATCCATGACCTTTGCGGAAATGTATGGGAGCGAATCAGAGGACTCAGACTCATGGATGGAGTTCTCCAGGTTGCAAAGAACAATGATGCTGCCATGAACATCGACCTCTCGGCCAGAAGCGATAAGTGGAAATGTCTGCTGGACAGCGATGGGGAGCCCATCAGAATTGATGCCAACAATGGTGGAATCAAGTTCGCCACAGAGGATGAAATTGAAGAAGACTATGATGGCTGCCGCTGGAAAGATGTTGAGTTCGACTGCGAGATTACGGATGAAATGAAAGCACTTGGTCTGTTCGCCGGGGAGCCGGAAGCATATATCTATGCCGATACATCCGGAGAGCGTTTGCCGCTTTGTGGGGGCAGCTGGGGCAACGGTTCCCATGCTGGCGTGTTCGGCGTGGATTTGGACTACCCTCGTTCCTACTCGCTCGGCAACCTCGGCTTCCGCTCCGCTTACTACTGTGATACTGAGGACTGATAACTGCGTACTGATTGGCGGCTGAGAAGCCGCCAGTACCATTGGAGGTAATGAAATGCGAAAGAAGTTCAAGAAGATGTTTGATACGCATTGGAACTGTTTACCTTGGTTTATCTGCGGATTGTCGATTCTGATAAGAGGAGACATCGGAAGATGGGCTTACGGGCTGACATGGGTAACGGTTCTGGTGATGACCTGGCACTATTGCCCGACAGTAAATATCAACAGATTATCGAAGGAGGAAGACGATGAATAAAGTAATTTTGATGGGAAGACTTACGAGAGACCCGGAGGTGCGATACGCACAGAATGAGAACAGCACAGCAGTTGCCCGGTACAGCCTGGCAGTAGATCGCCGCTTCAAGCGTGAAGGAGAGCAGGATGCAGACTTCATCGGATGCGTTGCGTTTGGAAGGGCGGCTGAGTTTGCTGAGAAATGGCTTCATAAGGGAAGCAAGGTTGTAGTTACCGGAAGGATTCAGACTGGAAGCTACACCAACAAGGACGGTCAGAAAATTTACACTACCGATGTTGTCATCGAGGAGCAGGAGTTCGCAGAAAGCAAGGCTGCCAGCGAAGGCAATGGAGGCGGTTATTCCGGCGGCGGAAGCAACAATTCATCATCCGGGGACGGATTTATGAATGTACCGGACGGCATTGACGAAGAATTGCCGTTCAACTAAGGGGTGAGCCGAATGGTTCCTATTTACGATTTAGAGATATTGGAGGATGAAGAAAATGAGTAAAAGAGCAGATAAAGCCCAGGATAAAGTCCTGAAAGAAACTTGCATGGAGTATGTGACAGATGTGCATGAGACTCCGGATTTTGTAGAGGTACATGGTAATGCTGGCGGCGATGATGTTTGTTATAGAGCGTATGATGACGGCAGTATCACTTGCAGATAGGAGGAAGCTATGGGAGTGACGAAAGAAGCTATGGAAAAAGCGGTTAATTGGTGGGCTGAAAAAGTAGGAGGCTCCCAGCCGCACAGTAACGGAGATGACGGACTGGCATCTGTAATGGCGTGTATGATGGCTGATGTCGGAAGGAAACCAGTTAGTGAGTCACAAATTGCTGTTTTCAAAGAAGAACTTGCAAAGAGAATCACAGAAGTCGGAGAAAGAAGTCGAATTTTTCTGTCGTGCGACTACGGACCATGCAAAATGTTGTCTGAGAGTGCAGAGATCGCCGGGATAAATGTACTGAATTTTCCGTTTAAGACAGATATGACGATACTGGATGGGAAGAAAGTTCTCGTATCTGATGGATACGCAAGACCATGGGAGGAGATATAATGGGGAAGATCAAAGGGTTCCTGCTGAACAGAAAGCAGTATGACCGCATCCGGAAGATGGATCACTGTCAGATGACGCTGTATGTTGAATCAATTTATAAGTCCGGATATGCAGACGGGCAGAAAGCAGCAGAAGGCTTGACGGCATTGGAGATAAGAGATGTGTTGTTGAAGGTAAAAGGTCTTGGAGAAAAGAGGGTTGATACCATTGTATCAGCCTTGGAAGAAGCCATGAACAGCAAGGAGGATAAGAAAAGTGACAGTAAAAGAGAAAATCAAAGCAATAGTTGAGAAGTACGGGTATGACGCACAGAGCCGTCAGTGCATCGAGGAGATGGCGGAACTCACCCAGGCAATCAACAAATTTTGGAGGAAGCAGCTTGATTGCGGAAAGATTGAATTTCCGGATGACCCGGATACATTCCCTTCCTTTGGCAAGGAATACGACAACCTGGTCGAGGAGATTGCCGATGTGCAGATTATGCTGTGGCAGATGGAGCAGTTTCTGCATTGCAATATTGACTCTGTTGTAGAGAAAAAACTCGACCGTCAGATGGAGAGAATGGGGAATAAAAGTTCTGATTGAGATACAGACCCAGGAGTGATATAATAGTGTAAAATTTCGCAAAGGAGTACAGATATGCGATATGTAAGTTACAAATGTGAAGTTTTGGGTCGAAATCCTCACATAGGGGATGC